TTGAACTCTGCTCGATTGGCTGCTCTTGAAGAGCTTAAGCTTTGCAAAGCAAATGTGAAAGAACTTCAGCACAAGCACGCACAGGAAAACAGTCGTGCTGAGCATTATAGAAACGAGAACACTTTTGCGAGAAACAACCTTGCACACATTACCGCTTTGTGGGAGCAACAGAAAGAGTATCTTGCTGCTTGCTACAAGAAGATCGGTGAGTATGAAAAGGAACTGACACGACGTGGTGCTGCAATATCGGGGAAGGCTCAAGATGAAGAAATCAAGATCCCCGAGAAGCTCACGCTCAAGATCAAACCTTTCAAGGATCGTGAATCACAATCTTTCTACCTTGGGAAAAACAGTATCTTGGGAAACGATCTTGAGGAGTGGGTGAAAGATGTTGTCGTGAAAGTCCATATGCTTGCTGCACAATTGGCAATGGAAAACCGTATAGCATATGGTAACACGCTTGTCATGGATCGTTTCACCCTTCAACTAATCACCAAGATCTTCCCGCTCATTGATTATGAGATGGTGAACAACAGCAATTTCCGAGGGGTTCTTCTCGGAAAATATCTTGTGTACATATCAGATTTGATGGAGAACGAAATCCAAATATCTTATCAACAACCGGTTGGGAGAAACTGATGGCTCCGCTGTACGTTTATGAATGTGAGAATGAATCTTGTCAACATCGGTTTGAAGTAACACACCCGATCGCGGACATGTCGATCCCGAAGGTTTGCCCCGAGTGTGGTGAGCAGACGACGAAGCGTGTTCCGTTTCCGGTCACCATCAAAGGCGCGAACTGATCTCGCGATTCCAATCCTCCATAAGTAAAATATAATGTTGATCAATCAGGAGGTTTTCTATGTGGTGGATTCTTTTACAAGTGTTCGTTGTTCTACTCCTCGGGGTTGCAACAGCAGGATTGTCTTTTCGGTATGGTGCAAAATATTCCTCGCGTCTCTGGGCTGACAACATTCACCGCCCAGATTTTGTTGTTCACGACGGCAAGCGGTACAAGGTCGTGATCCCAACTGAGGATATGGACCCTAAGCGTACTATGCACAAAATAGGTAACGGTGCTTTCGTCACTCGGGTTCTTCTTCTGTCTGAAGAAGCTTTGTCTGAGCATGGTGTCGGTGTTGTTCGAGGTGGTCAGAATATCTGTCGCTTTGCTTGGGACGTTTTCCAGTATGATAAGGTCAACACCCAGGTCGCCGCAGATTGTCCGGTTGCTCTCTTCTATGATCGTGAGGGTAAGACCTATGTGTACAAGAACAAGTACGGCAAAACTGGTCTTGTGATGCTAGAGGCAGCAAAGGAAGTCAAGACTGATCCGATGGGCATTGAAGAGAAGGAAAGGATCGCTGAAGAAGATCGTGGCAAGAGACCCGACAAGCGTGACAAACGCAAAGCGGCGCGGGTCGGCTGATGCTCGAGTATGAAAACTTCAAGGTCGTCTGCAAGGACGGTGAAGTTGCTGTCGTCTTTGCTTTCAATGATGGAAAGGAAGATGAAGGCAAGTTTGCTGGTGCGATCATGCGAGAGGGTGAAGCTCTCAACATCGTTGTCCCTCCGATCATGGAACGTGTTGAGTTTTCAAAAGAAGCCAACATGTTCATCATCGAGTTCTTCAGCAACACCAAACAACGGCAATCAAGGTTCGTCACTCTCGATGGCAGGATAGCAAATAACAAGACATACAATCATATCTCAGGGTTCAGAGAAGATCTTTGTATTGTCAAGAAGGATGGGTTGGAGAACTTCATCACACCAGATCTTAACGAGGTCGGCAAGTGGAAGTACATTTATCTGACATATCCTGATGCGAACGGTATAATAACAGGTGTGCGGTTTGATGCTGAGATCAAAGGAAACCGAATGGTTGAGATGAGATGGCACCTGAAAGCTCGAGTGCTTGAGGAACTGTGTGATGTGTATCGGGAGGGAACTGAAGCATGAATATTCTCCGAGTGACATTCAAGAACCTGTTGAGCTTTGGAAACACCCCGACCACCTTTAATTTTATCGATGAACATAGAATCATTGGCATTTGCGGGGAAAATGGGACTGGGAAGTCCTCAATCTTTGACGCTGTGTTCTACTCTTTATTTGGTTCTCCTTTCCGCAAGATCAACAAACCTGATCTACTGAACCGTGCGAATGAGCGAGATCTTGTTTCTGAAATAGAATTTGAACGTGGTGGAAGGAACTACGTGATCAAGCGTGGGATGAGACCGAACTTCATCGAAGTGTACAAGGACGGTGAACCTGTCGACATCCCGGCAAACATCATTGCTGCTCAACGTGTTCTTGAGCGTGACATCATTGGAACAAGTGAAGGCGTCTTCAGGCAAGTGTTCATGCTCGGGATGGGAATGTTCCAGTCCTTCTTCAAGTTGCCGATCGCTGCAAGACGAACCCTTTTTGAAGAGGTCGTGCGTATCGGTGTGGTGCAGAAGATGCTCGAGGAAACCAAAGCAGAAGAGAAAGCTCTTGCCTCTCGTTGTCAGGAGATCGAGATAGAGAAGCGAGCGATCACAGAACGGATCGCTGCAATGCAGAGGCAGATAGAAAATGCGACCGGTGCAGGAACCGGTGCAGACGAACAGACCGAGGTTGTACTTGCCCAGTTGAAAAAACAAGTTGAAGAGTTGACCGTTGTTACAGAAGCTTTAGAATATGAAAAGGTTTCAATTCGTCTCGGTGAATTGAAAGCACGAGGAAGGGAAATAGAAATCGAAGCGGCAACACTTGAGAACGAACAAAAGAAAACCGAGAAGCTTGTGGAATTTTATTCTACTCATGATGTGTGTGATCGGTGTGGGCAGAACGTTGACGCAATGTTCAAGAGCGAAGCGATCGCACAGAATCAACGTCGTCTCAAAGAGATAGACCAAATGATCGATCGGTTGGTCGAAGAAGCATCAGAGATTGGGGTTGAGAACTCAAAGCTCCACGGAGAGCTGACCCGCTCCAAGACTGCCGCAGAAGAGAAGGCAAGGGTCTCAGCTAAGGTTGAGGCAATCGTTCAAGCCTCGAAGGTCAGGGGTGGTGCACAAGACAGTGTGATCGCAGGTCTTCAGGAAGAACTGTTGCTGGCACAGAATGCTGCGGCAAAGATTGAAGAAGAGAGTGCCGCAGTGACAGCAGAGCAGAGAACTTCTTCGGTCATCAAGTTCGTGCTTTCAGATGAAGGTTTCAAGCGATATGTGTACAACAGCTTTGTCCCCGTTCTGAATGGTCACGTGAATGAAGTGCTCAATGACTTCTCTCAAGATGTGATCTTTGAACTTGACACAAACCTGCAGGAACGGTTCTGGGTGAAGCATGGTGTGTCGGTGGAATACGATACCTTCAGCAATGGTGAGAAGCAGATCCTTGACGTGTCGTTCCTCTTTGGGATGCAAGCATTCCTCACGAAGATCTATGGGTTCAATTGTGAGATCACGTTTATTGACGAATTGTGGGATTCATCTTTGGACGCAGAAAAAATTAATTTGATCGCACAGTTCTTGCGTAAGAGAGAGACAAAAACAGTTATTATTTCCCATAATATTGGTCTTAGAGAATACTTTGATAAAATGTATATTGTTAGGAAGACAGATGGCTTTTCTCAAATAACTGAAGAGCAATAAGGTATAGTTGCATAACTTGTAGAATATTTGGGTTAAACCTTAATCGTTGTCTGATAGCCGCATAAAATTTTGTTTCTTCTGATCTTGTCTTTCCAGTATTAATTTGACGTCTCTTTTCAATTGTCTCCTGCGATTGTTTATAACCTAAGTAAGATTCCCTTTGTCTCTCTCGGGTTTTCTCTGAGATAGGTTTTCTTTTCTTTGCGAGAGCGCTCAGAATTTTACAAACTTCCGGTGTACGTTTTTGTCCAGTATTCTTAGCAATTCTTTTGGCAATCGTTTCTGGTGATTGTACTTTACCAATATGAGAAGTGATTCTTTTCAATCTAGTTTCTTCAGATCGGTGTTTACTACCCTCTCCCCATGATTGTTTTATTTTATCAATTGTTTCTTTTGATTTTGGTAGTGATGCTTTTCTAACATATATAGAAACTCCTTCTCCGCCATTAGTAATATTACAAAGTTTCACACCATGCTCTCTTGCAAAAGCAATCTGTTGAATCTCAATTGCAAAGGCTTCTTCCTCTGTCAAGTTCTCTGCAATCAGAACAACAGTGGGTGGATTGTCTTTTGTGAAGATATTATGCCAGTGTTTGTTTCTTTTATAAAAATTAAAAGCACGATTTCTTTTTCCCTTTCCAATATATCTACAACCAGGTTGACCATGCTCTGGATTCTCATTAATGTGATGGTAAACATAAAAATGTTTTTCAATGCTGTAAAAATTTCTCATGTGATCCACTCCTCAGATCCGTTAAATATTCCGACGGGACAACTGAAGAATCCACTCCTTCAGCCGAGGATCAGATGACACTGAACCTCTTACCGTCATCTTTATTTAGTATCATCAACGAAGAAGGTTGATATATCTTCTAACCCCTTGATTTAATTATCAGATACTTACTCTAAGAAATGTACTTTAGAAGGGTACTGGTGTATAATATCTAGAGTGAGCGAAGTGCTCAACAATAGAGGAAAGTAAGATGAATCTTTTATCAAGGGTTGGACAAGAACATTTTAACAACACGCCAATTGACCAACTTCTTCAAGAGGATTTTGACTATGAAGATTGTTGGGAACGCAAAGACCATGCAACCGTTTGTTTGGCATATGTGTTGCCGAACAACCAAAGATATGGGTCATGTCAAGTTATACACAAGTCATTTCTTGTAGGGAAGGAATATAGAGCACACAGATCGTATCGTTGTAATCACATATGTATTGATGTGATGGTTGAAGCAGATTGGAAACCCGAATGGATGAGGGAGAAGTAGTCATGAGCGTGTTTGCAAAGGAAAAGATGGAACGTTCCTTCTTCACGATGAAAGATCTGACGAAGAAGATACACGAGGATTTTATCAGCGCTTATGAAAACTTCAGTCGGGTTGAGGTACGGTTCTATTTCCCCGATGATGCTGATGGAAACCTTCAGTTCATTGACAAGTGGGGAAACCTCACGCTCACCGATGGTCCGATCATGAGCATGGTGCTCATAACGAATGAAGAGAAAGACCGTGGGAGCATGTGGATCATCGGGCCGAAAGATCGGGTTATTGGTTCGCGATAGGAGAATGTCATGAGTGAGTATTCAAAAGTCATTCTGAAGATCGCGAAGAGGATCGCAGCCCGAGACCACAAGCAGGTCGGTGGTGGGTGTTCGTGCGAGGTGATGGCGTTTTGTCGTTGGGCAGATGCCGCGGTCGAGTGTGAGTACCGTGTTCCCGATATTGAAAGGATGTTGCATTGCGACCACTGCCGTGTGCTCAAGGATGGTACGATGCTGTGTGAAAATCAATCAGCAATAGACAGGATGAGCTAGGAGGGAAGTGATGAGGTTGAGTGAACAGTGGCGCAAGAAAAAACAAGAGAAGCCTGAAGAAGGTACAACCATTGCTGAACTTGTTGCTATCCCTTGTGAGTTTGCAGACAAGCTGGCTGATGCTGTTGATCAGCGAGACGTTCTGTTGTCACTGTATCGGCAACTCCCCAATGTTCTAGGAAATGTTTATGAAAACAAAGGGTGTAAACAATACTCAACTCTCATACAGAAGATAGCTTCATTGGAAAAGATCTTATCTAAATAAGATCGTTGAATATTTGGAGGAGATGATGGGGTACTACATTGGAATGTTCCTGTTCGTCGGTGGCTGTCTTGGGATAGTCGGTTTCGTCGGGTGGGAATACGGCGCTTGGGATGAGATCAAACGTAAATGGCGGAGTCTTGGATGCTGGAGCCGTTAAGTCTTGCAATTGGAATAGGGATCGCTCTTGCCTGCTTTGGTGGGTGGTGGGCGTGGAATCGTCGTCCACTGAAGAACCCAATGTTGGAAGCGGAACGTCTCATTGATCGTCTCGACTCTGGTCGGGAGAACTTTATCAATGTGGACACGCGGATCGGTGGTGAACGTTGCACCGTGAAAGCAGATTGGCGACTGTTGTCTGCTTCAGCGAAGGACACTATCAGAATAATGCTCCGTCAAGCAAGGACCAACTCCGAAATGAAACCGGTTGTTGACACCTACAACGATTCACTTTTCAAACCAAAACAGCCTAAATAGACACGAACCCTTTGAGGAAAAAAGCTTGTGCACTGTAAGGAAGTTCGTTGACGAGTTCAATCGGCACGGAAGCGTGCTGTTGGACAACACGTTATCTGTTCCTAAGATTGACACGTTCGAAGCCAATGCGGTCAAGCGCAATGGATCATGGGTGATTCCAGTGATGGTTGTGCGAGAAGGGGAAGCAATGTTTGTTGGGTCGATGCACGATTGGCCCAAAGAAATTTCACTTGATCTGTGGACCAGGGTGATGCAAGCTGTTCATTATACGGTTCTTATGTTCAATCACGAAGACGGAAGAGAGTGTGCATTGGTGCGGATGCAAGTACCAGAGTCGAGGGCGTATGCTTTCGCTGTGGAGATATTCGATCGTAAGACTGGACCGGATGGTGTGAAGGGAGGGGAACATGCTTTTTGAGAAGACCGCTTTTTTGGATGAAGCTGCGAACCCTCAGGAGTTCATCGACCGGACAGAAGAGGTCATCAGACTCATCGGCCTGCGCGGTCTTGTTGATCGCATCTGGAAAGATGAAGGAGATGAAGCTACCGCACTTGAGATGCTGTCCAATCTGAATGGATATGAAACAGAAGCCGACGATCTCACCAATGATCTTGAGTGGGATGAATCTCGCCCTGATCTTGCTGCCACTCTTTGCAAAGGACCGAAGTTCAAAGCGTGGATCGGTCGCAGAGCTGGTCGCACTGATCTGAATGAGAGTGAAGATATAAAGATTGGAAGATTTATTGCTCGAAAAGAGGTTGTTGACAGAATCGCACAAGAGGTTGGTATCCCAGCAAAAGGTGTTGTTTCAATTCTGAAAGTGAGGAATAGTGGATATTACTATGACATTAAGTGGATGACCGGATATCACGATGACATCATCGATAAAGTGTGTAATCTTTGGGAACAAACCCCCGACTCAGAAAAGAGAGAGCGTAAGCAGGATCTGAATGAGAGTGGGAACGGAAACAAAGTGTTCGATTCATTTCATGATTGGGAAAACGCCGCAAGGAAAAATGGTCTCGAGGTCTATGCACAGGGTGCTGCTGACGGAAAATACTATGTGAAGGATAAAGATGGTGAAGTATGCGGAAGGTTTGACAAGAAGGCTGAAGATGGATGGATTCACACATCTGATCTGAACGAGGACGTCGACGAGACGAAGCCCTACTGTGTTGTGCGTACCGGTGGGTATATCAGTATGAAGAGTGGTATCGTTGCGACCTTTGACACCGCTGAGGAAGCAAAGGAATATGCAAGCCGGATGAACAAGGCGAGATCGCAGGGCGATCGGGAATACTACAAGATTCACTACTCCGCGCAGAAGAACAACAAGGGTCTCAAGCTGACGACAGAGGGTCTTGATGAATGTCAGTCCTGTGTTGAGTCTTCTCTCTTCAAGATGGGTGCAGAAGAGTTGCTTGCCAAGATGACAGAGCTTGACAGCAATGCTGCTGGTAAAGCTGCTCGTGACTTTGGGGCAGGCGGAAGTCGTATCCAGTTGATCAACAAGCTTGACGCCCTGTTGAAGTACGGAACACGGATCCTCGCAGAGTGGTTGAAGGATGAATCACCGATCGTGTATGCCGCACTTGGGGGGAAGGAGAAGCATGGAGAGAAGATCGAGGAAGCTTTTGGTCGGCCAATAAACTTGGATGAAATTGCAAAAGACTTTGGTATTTCATATCGTCAGGTATTTCATATTTTGAAAAAAAGACAAATAGGAAATACAATATCGAAACTTGCGCAAGAGTATAAGATGAATATTCGTGAAATGGAAGGTATAGTTAAGAAGCTTGAAGAATATGGATTTGTTGATTCAACAAAAGATTGGGAGGAGAATATGAAAGAGAAGATGATCAACGAGGTTGGGTATGTAGAACCGGTCATGACTCCGCAGGCAATAGCCAATCGGGCAAAGCAACCTGTCAGCCCTTGGGTCGGTCGTCGTGCTGCTTGGGATGCATGGAAGAAGGACAGCGCTTGGGAGAAAAGAGATCCCGAAGCTATTAAAGCCGGTAAAGTACTTGCTCAGATCAGTGGTGACGACGTTGCTCTGACCATTGATTACACAGATGGTCCTGAAGCTCTTTCCAAAGTTGCTCGTCAGATCCACGCGTCTATGTCTAAGACCCAAGGTGCAGCATTCAATCGGATGATCAAGAAGGGAAACGGTTCTGGTCTGCTTGCTATCCTCAAGCGTGAAGCCCCAAAGTTCTATGCTGGTCTGCTTGCTGCTGATCATGAGACCAACGCTCGTGACGGCAAGTACGAGGGGTTTGATACTGGTGCTGACAACCCGCGCAATCTCACACCCGATGAACAGTCGATGGCGAACAGTGAGACGAGAGTTGATGAGATAGATGAAAATAGAGAAGCGGAAGGTCCTTCTGCTGAGTTTCTTCAGTGGGAGCTTGACCAAATAGACACCTTCATGCGGAAGTCTGATGGTGACTACGATGATTATGACTGGGATGGAACCGAGCTTGTCGTGTTCAATGGCGGTGAAGTGATCGAACGGTACAATCGTCAGGACCTTGAGGAAGCTGGTGTCTTCACCAAGAACGAAGCTGTTGTGCCGTGTGGTGATGGTGCTGCGATAGTTGAATCAATATCAGAGTTCGCACGGAACAATGTCACGATGGCAACAGTGGAAACTCTTGTGGATTTCATCGAAAAAGAGGGCGCGCTTGAAGCTCTCGATGACAGCTTCAACGGATATGGCGATAAAGATGCACTCATCAGACAGATGAAATTGATGAAGCGCACCGATCCGAACGGATACGTCGATGCAGTGTTTCGAACCGACGTTGTTCGTGCGGCTTTCAAGCGCGCAGAGGACAACGAAGCGGCCATCGAAAGCGAGACCGCGTGGGAGGAGAAGTCGGTCGGTGAGGAGATCACCGAAGCGACCATCCGTGATCGTGGCACACGTGACCGCATATATCTTGCGACCGGCACCAAGAATGACTTCCTCGCGGTCAAGCGGATGTGCGAGATGAAAGTGTCCAACCCCAAAAAGTATCGGAAGGTGTTGGGTGAAGCGACCGATTCTCCGACGACTCTTAGTCCTGGCCAATACTGGATCGGTGACCTCTGCTACGTGATGCACGACGTGTGGAACGAGGTGGTCGATAAAATGTACGAGGGTGACACCGATCATGAAGGAGAGGTCATCACACTCAATGATGGCAGGGAGTTCCTGTATTTTGGGACGGCACATGGAGATGGCGAGTACTTCGATAACGAAGGTAATGCATATGGTGTCGATGCAGGGATCATAGGCATCATCGCGTTGGAAGATATAAAACAGGATGGAAAGAACGATCTGGCCAATGGTAGGGTCGAGATGTTCAGTTCACCGTTCAGTTGTGCAAAGGACGGCGGGGTGTTGATATTCGGTGGCATTCAAATCGACACGGATCCTCAGGAGGATTCCGATGAAGATTACGAAAACGAATACCCTGATGATGACATTGACGAGGCGAAAGTCGATTCTGAGTTGCCACAGGCGGCAGGTGAGAGTGAACCTGATGATATTGAGTACACATGGCGCGAGTGGAAGCGGGAACTTAGTGGGATGATGGTATTCTCTCAGTCTGACCTGGATGACATATTTGGTGAAGATGCAGAATCATACGACACCTCGGAGTGGGTCGAGCGCGGGTACATCGAGCGGGTGGAAGGGTTCGATGACATGACGCCGTCCGAGCTCAGGCAACTGTGTGTTGACCCAGACTGCCTCGACATCATCGAATCCGACCCGGATGAGAGATACTTCAGGGTCATTCAACACTAACCTGGGTTACTAGGTTCTTCGATGTGAGACTTTTAAGACAATCCTGATACCTTATGCTTGCAGAACTTCCTTGACAACCAGGAACAGATATAATACAAGATACAGATATTCGCTGCCGCTCAATCGTATTTTATATCAAATATCAGAAGTCCGCGAGGATTTTTCACAACTATTTCCTAGCGCCCGAGGAAATCCAACCGTATAATATCTTGTGTGTTAACTGGAGGTTGATATGAAAGTGTTCATCGTAACAGCTGCTTGGGGTGAGTATGAAGACCGGACAGAAGAAGTGATCGGGGTGTACTCAAACAAAAAGACAGCGAATCTTATTGTTGCAAACATGAAAGAAGAGTTTGCTCGCCGTGGAAAACTGCCTTGCCCCAAGGATTGCACTAAAGACGGTCCTTCGGTAGATTATCATGACCGGAGATATGACGATCTCTTTAAGAAGTGGCAACATTGGATGAATGCACAATATTGGAAAGACGGTGGGATCTATTACGATGTCAAAGATTTTGAAGTAGATAAGCTTCGTGGGGTAATTACAAAAGCCTGCAACATGATAATGGATTGGTAACATGATAAGAAAGTCATCAAACCCCGCAAAGCATTCTGTTGTTCCGACTGAGACTCACAAGTATGTGAGCAATGCCTACAAACTTTTTAGTCTATATATTTTGGCACATCGTGCGATCCCCAATCTTCTTGACGGTCTCAAGACCTCTCAGCGAAAAGCTTTGTGGGTGTCGAAGTCTCGTGCTCGAAACTTTGTGAAGACAGAAGCTCTCGCAGGTTATGTGTACGCAGAGGGCAACTATCATCATGGTCCTGCTTCTCTTTCTCAAGCAATGTCCATGATGGCCAGGGACTTCCAGGGTGCGAATAACATCCCGCTCATGGATGGAGATGGGGCTTTCGGTAGTTTCCTTGATCCGACGGGTTATGGTTCTCCGAGGTACACCGGAGTCAGAGTGTCAAAGTGGTTTGATCTTCTGTTCGATGCTCGTGACTTCGAGATCGCCCCGACAGCAGTTGACCCTGAGGATCCTGAGCCGGAACACTTTCTCCCCATCCTTCCTGTCGCACTTCTGAATGGTGTGAGCGGTGTTGCTGTTGCATACGCCACCGAGATTTGTGCATATGACCCGATGGATATTCTGAACCGCGTAGAAGATCTTCTTGCTGGAAAGAAACCTCGGAAGCGGTTGATTCCGTGGTACAAGGGTTACACCGGTGAAGTGACCCTTGGTGAAGAAGGCAAGTTCCAGATGACCGGTAAGATGGAAACCGTCGGTCGTAACAAAGTAAAAGTGACAGAGGTCCCAATTCAATACTCTCAGGAGAAGTACATTGCTTTGCTTGGAAAGCTCCTGGACAAAGGAAAGATCGACTCGTGGGTCGACATGTCAAAGGAACACTGGGACATTACTATCAAGCTGAATGATGCTTCGCCCACTGGCGAGGAGCTTGAGAAAGCTCTTGGTCTGCGTGTCTCACTCCCCGAGAATATCAACTTCATTGAGAACGGCCAGATCATCGGGTTTGATACCGCAGATGAATACATTGAGAAGTGGTTTGAGAAACGTCTCCCATTCTTTCAAGCACGCAAGGAAAATGAAATCAGAAAAGTCGATGAACACCGTTTGAACGTGGCATCAAAGTTGGCACTGAATGCGGTGCTCACCGAACATGGCGGGAAACTGTCTGGTCTGTCTGGTGAAGAGTGTGGTCGTGCGACACTCAAGCTCACTAACATCACCGCACTGACGAAGGTGAAGGTACAGGATATTGCCTTAGCTGTCCCGGTGACATTCAAGACGGTTCAACTGTCTGCGATCGGTGACGACAAGGTGAAGGACCTTCAGGAGAAGGCTGTGCAATTAAATAAAGTGCGTGAAGAATTAGTTGCCAGATCTATTACTGAGGATTGGAAAAATGATATACAACGTTTTAGAACAGAATACAAGAAAAGGATGGCTTGATCGTCTCATAGATAAGATGCACAGAAAGGGTTTTCATTTCTGGTCTTATCGCATGGGTCTGTATGAACTTTTCAGATACTGTGATCGGTGCAAGAGATACGAGAAAGCAGTCGGTGAAGTGTGGTTGCCATGTTCTTGGCAAGATAAACATGAACTTGATATTTTAAGGGGGATGTGAATGATTGGAAAATCGGCGTTTTCCGAGTGCCTTGAGGTTGTGCTTCAGCATGAGGGGGGTTATGTGAATGACCCCTCTGATAATGGCGGGGAAACGATCTATGGCATATCTCGTCGTGCTCATCCCAACTGGGGTGGTTGGTCGTATGTTGACAAGGCGAAACCTTTGAAGTTCAACGCAAAGCTTCCTACCGTTCTTGCTCTTGTGTCAATCCTATATCGGAAAGAGTACTGGGAGCGGTGCAACTGTGATGAGATCGCGAAGTATAACCAAACACTCGCTCTCCACGTCTTTGACTTTGCAGTGAATGCTGGGGGTGATCGCGGAGCAAAGACTCTGCAAGCATGTTTGGGTGTTAAGGAAGATGGAAAGATCGGACCGATCACTCTTGCAAAGATGCGAGAGAGTGATCCTGCCGTGATCGTGCTTGGATACAAGACCCGCCGGGAAGAGTTCTACACCAGTCTTTCGAAGCAACCTAAGCAGAAGAAGTTCTTGAAAGCGTGGTTGGCTCGGGTCAATGGATGCAATGACGCCTTCTGTTCTGTCGCCTAACTGGTTGAAATCCCAAAAGAATATTAACAAAGAAAAATGTACATTGCTTGTGATCTATTGTATAATATATAGAATGTTTGGAATGGAGAAGACCGCGTGAACTATTTTGTTTTGGAAGAAACCTTCCGAAAAAACGCTAAAAGTTTAGATCTTTTGCGTCTCCCCAAGATGATAGTCGAGACGGCTCAGATACTTTCTACTGCTATCCATATTCGTGGTCCTTGGTGTGGGCCATTCCACAATAGATTGTATTGCATGACCCACGAGAATCATCCCACTGTCAAATGGGCGGTCAGCCATTCTCTGAACTGTCGACACCTTTGCTCATACCTTCAGGCACTCCTCGAAGAGTATACCAGACGGTTCGGCAAAGTTCACAGTGTCACAAAGATGATCCCCGCCTTTCATGTTGCATGGGGTGAATGTACGATCGATGAGAAACCAACCTTCAACACTCTTCCTCCTATGACCATGCCCGAACCTTTCAAAGTGTTCACGCTTGGGGCATACAACAATCTTGGTGTGGCAAACTTTCAACCCGTGCCCGATGTGATTGAATCATACCGACGGTTCTTTGCCAGCAAGCCGAGAGTCTCGTATGATATAAACGAGATCCCTCGATGGTTCTTGCAGAAGAGATTGACCTCGTTCAAGGTTCGCACCGCTCCGAAAGTATATGCGATTTGGCAACCTGTCGTGGAAGAGGGTGAAGTTGTTGCAGCAACGATTCGGTGGAAAGACGGAACGGTGATGAACCGCGTTAACTATTGGAAGGACAAATGACCGTCAACTGTAAGAAAGCGGCGAAGGAACTGGTCGACCATCTTTTCCGTAAGGAAGTGTGGATGACAAAGGATGAACATAAAGAACTTGTTTCTGAAATTGAGAAGACGGTGTTCGACACGATGAAGGTTTCTTCAAAGCAGGAACTGGCAATGCTCATTCAGAGAGAACTTGAATTGATAGAAGACAACACCAAAAGAACAATGGCACTTAATGCACTACGTACATCGTGGGGAATTTATGACTAAAGATCGTGCTGCACAAATTGAAAAGCTGAACCCTCGGGAAGCTTGTCTGCTTCGGCCCAACATGTATATTGGGACAACCCAGACTGAATTGATCAAAGGTTGGGTTATTCGAAAGGACGAGGAGCTTGGACAACACGTACTCGATGCAGTTGAACACCCCACGAACATTGGGTTTTTCAAGCTTTTCGATGAAATAATTTCCAACTCAATTGGTGAGTATATCAAGACCGAGGGGAAATTTTTCGACAAAATAGAGGTGTGGGTTGACGAGCGGAATTCTTTCCGCGTTCGGGATTATGGTCGAGGTGTTCCGGTTGCAGATGATGCAAAGACTGGGAAACCTCAGGTTGAACTCGCTTTCACTGAACTGCATGCGGGTTCGAACTTCAAAGAAAATGATGACAGCCCAGGGATGAATGGTGTCGGTGCAGCTCTCACCAATTACTTCTCGACTGAATTCATTGTTGAGACGAACGACGGCGACAAGATGGCAACACTCACCTGCACCAACAACTGTTCTGAGGTGAAGCTGAAGAAGCATGCCCCTCGTGGCAGACGTGGAACAGATATTCGTTGGAAGGTCGACGAGGATCGTTTCGAAGGAATCGATCGCATCTCAAAGGGTGATGTGTGCAAGTTTGTGTACAAGCGTCTTGTTGAAGCCAAGACCTGTTTCCCGAAGCTTCGTCTCTTCTTCAATGATGAGGAAGTCAAGGGAACGATGTTTGACTTTCTTTCTCACCTTCCCGGTGACACGGCTAGAACGAAAGATGGTCGTGCTCACGTTGGAGTGTTCCTGAAACGTCGTGGCACCGAAGACGACATCAGCTTTGTCAACGGTCTCAACACATACAAAGGAGGGTCACACCTTCTGTGGGTGAAGAAGTTCATGGTGGAAGAGATCGGCAAGAAGATCAAACGCAAGTTCGGGTTTGAAGCCAACTCACGGAAGCTAAGAGACTCTCTCTTCTTCGTGGTCTCCATAACTGGTCTCAGGGATGCGAAGTTCGATGGTCAGAACAAGACAGAGCTCAAAGTCCCAGAGGGCAAGGTGAAGGAGTTGATCCCCGAGGAGTTCCTTGACCGGCTTGCTTGGACCTTCGTTGGTGAGAACAAGGGTGCGGTCGAAGAGTGGATTAACACCCTCAACGATGAGGAAGAACAGGAACTGCTCAAGGCCGCAAGCAAGAAGGTGAAGAAGGACACCAAGAAGGTCGCGAAGTTTGTTGATGCGGTCGGTGCAGATAGATCTGACACGACACTGTTCCTCATGGAAGGTGACAGTGCTCGGTCGCAGTTCTGTGAGGTGAGAGATCAGTTGCGGCACGGTGTGTATCCTCTCCGTGGTCGGATACTCAATGTCTATGGGTGCAAGCTTGCGAAGGTCTTGGCCAACGACGTGGTGACGAACATCGCCACAGTCCTTGGGCTTGAGTTCGGAAAGGATCCTGGAAAGATGCGGTTTGAACGAGTGGCACTGTTGACAGATGCAGACCCCGATGGTGATGCGATCACTGCGGGTCTCGTGACATTCTTCTACAGGTTCTGGCCTTCACTGTTCAACGATGGTCGGGTGGTGAAAGTCCTGGCTCCTCTGGCGATCGCCAAGAAGAGTGGTGATGTGAGACGGTACTACTCGATGGAAGAGTTCAATGCCGCCAAGAGTGATCTCGATGGTTGGACGGTAAAATACTATAAGGGTTTGGCAGGTCTTCCGAAAGAAGAGTATGCTGACTTGCTGAATGCTGGGGTGTGGCTTCAGCTCAAGACGGATGAAGCGGAAGAGACCGCGAAGACCTTTGAGCTGTTGTTTGGAAAGAGTGCTGATGCACGGAAAGGATGGCTCGGGGATGGCGGCGAAGATGAATAGCAAGACGCTCTTCTATAAGTGGATCAAGCTCTCTGGGTTGATCGGTATTGAGTTGTCTTTGACACGAGATGACTTCAACTGTTACAGAGCTTTCCTTCCTTTGGTCGATATTCATTTTGGGTATCCTTCGAAGTGGCGGAAGTTCAGTGTGATGATCTTTGCGTTTCAGTATACGTTCACTTTCGAAGTGCTTGATGATCAATACGAGAAACTTGGTGAATGATCAAGTCAACCAAAAGATCTCGCAACAGGTATAAGAAACCCGAAAGCGTAAGTCATCAGATGTTGATGCGACGGTTGTTTCCTCTTCGCACAAAGAATATCTTTACTGGTGAACCGATGATAATTCATGTTTGTAATCCGAGGAACAGAAAACACTGAAGAGTATGGAGATCAACTATGATGATTCAATGTGAGAAGTGTGGAAGGATTTACTCCGGCTTTCAGTATGGTAAAGACTTTGGTCTTTGCTTCGAATGCGATCGTGATAAGATCAATGCTTGGTATTTGTCACAAGCGAATGTACAACCTAGGCTGATGTTCAGAGAACGGTATGAAAACAAAAAACGAATACAAGAACTGTTTGATAAGATCAATAAGGTTGCAGCAAAACAATCAACCAAAGATTGGTGGCTGATACACTGTCCGAACTGTGGTCAAGCACTTCGCAGTGATGTGGAGAACATTGCTGACTTGAAAGAGTTTGAGTGTGGTAAGTGTCATCATCACTTCAGGGTTGTCACAGAAAAGAAGATACCGACCAACGAAAAAGAACTCGCCGAGTATAATAGACGTTTGTACAACGATTTCTTTGGTAACCCTAAGAGTAGAGCAGATGCTTTGAATACTCGGAAGGTAGTGATCTTCTCCACTCCGAAGGGGCGTGATCCTTTCTTCAAACTGTTTGAGATGGCTCAAGAGAAGGAAGAGGTGAAACGTATTCAGTCAGAGCTTTTTGGTCTCATTGATCAAATATACAAGATTGTTCAGGATATGACTATTGCATATGAAAAGAAGTATGGGATAGATGGACAGACCGGTTGTTCAGGTCTTTCGGGTCATGGTGACTCGAGGGGTGCAACAGGCGTCAAAGGTTCGGTCGGAATTAAATCCTAACCCCTCGTAATCACTCAAGAATATTTACTCCATAAAATGTACATTCTTGCTGATCGGGTGTATAATATCAGAGTGGTGCGAAGTGCACTTTGAGAGGTAGTTGATGAAGTGGGTATCTGAAACGGCAGGTCTTCTGATAAAGTCTTGGTGTGCCGATGTAGAAGCTGGTGCACACGAGCAGGCTCTCAATCTTGCAATGCTTCCGTTTGCATACCGTCATATTGCACTGATGCCGGATTGTCATCAGGGTTATGGTATGCCGATCGGTGGAGTGCTTGCTACCGAAGGTGTCGTGATCCCGAATGCGGTTGGTGTCGACATTGGGTGTGGTATGTGTGCGGTCCGTTTCAACATCAAGGCAGAGGAAATTCAGAAGGATGATATGAAGAAGATCATGGGGATCATTCGCAAGAACGTTCCTGTTGGGTTTGCAAAGCATCCCGACATGCGGAATAAAATGATGATGCCTCGTGATTCAGGAGAATCGTTGATCGTTGATAAAGAGTGGAACAACGCTGTTATGTCGATGGGTTCGCTTGGATCGGGTAATCATTTCATAGAGTTACAGCGGTCTGAAAAGGATGGTGCTCTCTGGGCGATGATACACTCGGGTTCACGTAACCTTGGGAAGAAAGTCGCTGATCACTACAATGAGATCGCAAAGCGTCTCAATGATGTGTGGTATTCTTCTGTTCCTGCGAAACACGATCTTGCTTTCCTTCCTTATATGAGTGAGGAAGGTATTGCATATGTGCATGAAATGCAATACTGTGTGGAGTTCGCTCTTGCCAACCGGTTGGAGATGATGCATCAGATCATAGAAGCAGCTCATGAAGTTACTGGGTGTGAGGCTGTGGGTAATGTCATCAATATCGCTCACAACTATGCACGGCTTGAGCATCACTTCGGTCGAGACGTTGTGGTGCATCGTAAAGGTGCAACGTCTGCTCGTGAGGGCGAGATCGGTTTGATCCCCGGTTCACAGGGTACTGCATCGTATGTAGTTCGTGGTCTTGGGAATATGGAAAGCTTCATGTCCTGTTCGCATGGTGCAGGTCGTCGGATCGGGCGGAAAGCTGCTCAGCGGGAACTGTCGCTTGAGGGCGAGATCAAACGGCTTGATGACCTCGGCGTGATCCACAACGTTCGGAACGTTGCTGACCTTGATGAAGCTGCTGGTGCGTACAAGGATATTGATATGGTGATGGAAGCTCAGAGTGATCTCGTTGAGATCGTTGAGAAGCTGATACCGGTTGCTGTTATTAAAGGATAGGAGAAAAAGGATGAGTAACATCGAAAGAAAGCTGGCGACGATTCAGAGAATTGAAAGTGTTGGTCCAATAGCTGGGGCTGACGCGATCGAGCGGATCACCGTGAAGGGATGGGAGCTTGTTGCAAAGAAAGGGGAGTTCAAAGAAGGGGATCTCTGTGTGTTTTTCGAGATCGATAGTCTTCTGCCCGATGCACCGATCTTCGAGTTTATGAGATCGCGTAAGTTCCGCGTGAAGACGATCAAGCTCCGCGGCCAGGTGTCACAGGGTCTTGCGTTGCCGATCAAGGAGATCAATGACGCATTCCCGAAGACGAACGGTTTCATGTCTGGTCTTTATACTCCCGGCAGTGATCTCACTGCTGAGATCGGTGTGACTAAATGGGAACCTGGTGGTGGGGTTGACAATGATCCGAAGCAGAAAAAGCGGTCGTGGTTCCGTCTGTTCTTCGGTCGATTGCTCTATGGCAGAAACTATGTGTCTGGTGGGTCATACGATTTTCCCACGCACCTTGTGAGCAAGACGGATGAGGAGCGTGTTCAGAATGTTCCAGGTATTGCTACAAAGCATATGGGTGAACGGTGCTACGTCACCGAGAAGGTCGATGGCCAGAGTGCAACGTACCTTCTTATCGAAAGCCGTTTTCTCTGGATGAAGAAGCTGAAGTATGCTGTGTGCTCTCGTAACCGCATGACGCTCAGCCCAGAGAAGGTGAGTAAGAATTTTCGTGGGCACATTGCAGCTGGGAAAGAATCCAAGATAGAAGATGTTCTTAGATTTCATTTTCAGTCAACAGGTGAGGTCGTCGCAATTCAGGGCGAGGTCATCGGACCGGACGTGCAGAAGAACAAGTACGGCCGGGACGGGTACTCCCTGCGCGTCTTCAACGTGCACTCGGTCACGAAGGGGAAGCCGTACAACTTCGATGAGATGGTGGTGTTCTGTAAGAAGTATGACCTATTAACTGTCCCGATAAATGATTCACCGATGACCCTCACCCTTTCTCCCGAAATGGATGTGAAGTTCTTTATCGACATGTCGAAGGGCAAGTCGAAGCTTGCGGACATTCAGCGGGAGGGGATAGTCATCCGTTCCACTACTCGGCCGAACATCAGCTTCAAGGCGATTAACCCCGACTTCTTGATTAAGTGGGATGAGTAAGGAGGATACCATGTTTTGGAATTTGACAGATGAAGAACAGATTGTACGGAAGATTTTGAAGCTTGAAGATCCAAAGGACTTTTATAGAAAGAAACTCATGAAGAACTTGAAAAATCCTTCTATAGAAAATCAAGATCTTACCAGACAACTTGGTCAAACTACAACCATGTTAGTGTGTGCAGTTGCCGCAGCTATTCGGGGTGAAACGGTTTGTCTTGTTGGTGCGAATGAACATATGGATGAAGACCTCATGCATATGTTCAAAATGATGATGAATTCGGTTGGTAATGATTGGCACAAAAAGATTGTACTAAACCGTCTGACCAATCGGCAGATGAGTAGTATTAAGAAGTTTGTTGATCACACTGTGATGCCACAGTTTGGTCACCGCAGAATATTACAATATGCAAAAGAGGGGTGGATGTGATGGAAAAACATAAATTAGAACAAGTTTTACTTTGGATTAAAGTTCTTTTACTTACTTTGATTCCATCATTATTTGTTGGGTTCTTTTTTGGAGTAGGTCTTTTTGTAGGAGTAGGCGCTTTTATGTCATTTGTGTCTGCTTGCTTATACATGGATAAAATTGATCCGCCGAATGAAGATTTCAATAGTCTTTAATTATAAAAGTTTGAAAACCCTTAAGGAGATGAGTGATGGAAAAGATTGAACGTCTTACAGATCTTCAGTGGGATACCTGCTGGATGGCGATACGATATGCAATGGGTCGGAGATCGATCGCATCGGCTTCTCTCCCCAACCAGATCGTGCAGGAATATTACAACAAGATCGGTGAGGGTCGAAAGTCTCTGATCGCTCGTGACCTTCAGCAGTTCCTTGATGATGGTGGTCAGTTCGGTGATCCGGGTATTGATGATGTGATATGGTTCAAGTTTCTTGCTGCGATGAAGTTCCGAGATCATAAGGAGATCACCACCATCGATGGAAGCAAGGTTGTGGTGTTCAAAGCCAATGGTCGGGTGTACCCCCTCGAGCAGTATGTTAAAAACCCCTGGATCGAATGTTTCATACCCAAAGAGAACATCGCTTCTTGGGCTCAGTAAATACAAGCGAATCCTAAAAGGAGAAGATGAATGGGTAGTCCCAACACAGAAACACCGGTCCAGCAGAAAACAATCGAGTCTTATGTGAAACATGCAAAGCGGGCAAACACTTATGAGCGGGCGACAAGAATGCTTTGCAACGATGAGATCGTTGTGTGGGAATGCCCCAAGTGTGATGCAAAGTTCTCCTTCACCGAGGGCGTTGAAGTTCCAAAAGGAACAAAGTGCCCCTTCTGTAAGGTTGACATCATCAAGTCAAAGAAGGGGATCGATCGTCGGAAAGATCTGGAGAAGGTTGTCAAAGAAGATAAAGACCTTGCAGAACCCGATCATGCTGTGATCCTTGTGGTCAAGGGTGGTCACATGCCCTCAGAACTCGCCCAGAAAATGCTTGCGACGTCTGATCTTGTTGGTCAGACAGATGTGATCTGGGCAGACAAGGATGACCCTCTTCCGGTCCCCCGTCTTGAATTCACCGATGGAACGGTCCTCAGCGGCAACGCTCTCATGAAAAGACTCCGGTCGTAATCCCCTAAATATCTTCGGACGTTTTCACACCGGAGGTTCAGAATGGTCAGAAAGAACGGTCTCAAGAAAGGCGAGATATTCGAAGCACTCAACAGTGGTGTCACTGGCGTCTTGACCAGACCCATGGTCGAGGACTTTGAGCCGACGGCAGATTACTGGTCTCCTGAGATCGCAGAGCTTGATGATGCGACCCGACAAAGTGTTGGTATTGATGCTCCACATGCAGCTTTCATTCCCGCTGTTGACAAGGATGATATTGAAGCAATCATTGGAAAGTCCAGTCGTGCTGGTGCGGGAAACGTCAGATTCCTCCGTGTTGATGCGAACGTGTTTGCGGTGTGTGATAATCATGATGAGCTTGGTCTTGCACTTGAAGCAGCTCGTGCTGTTCTGCAAGGACCCGCTCTCCCTGTTGCTGAACCTGTGAAACCGTTGAAGGTCGAGGGAAGGATGGCAGATCTTGTGACAAAGCAAATCGAAAGAGAACATGGGTGGGATGTTGCATACCTCTCAGACGATCAGAAGGAACATATAGTCAGCATTCTTCTTGATACAGATTTCAGAACGACCGCACGTGATATTGCAAAAGAACTGGAATTTCATGATGGGAAGATTCCAGCCGTACAAGCAGTTATTGATGCAGCATGGGTAGTTATCAAAGGTTCATTGCGGATGGATAAACCTCAAGAGTCAATGCCTGCAGTGGAAGAGAAGAAAGAAGAAGTTCTCAAAGAGCAGATCAGCGTGTCGACAGAGTCTGATCTTCGCAAGCTGAAGTATTATGCTGGTATCCTTGGCAAGTTCTTCAAACAGCTTGAAGCCAGCAACACCGATGAAGACAAGCGGGCATTGAAGCGGTACAGTGGTTATGTGAACGATGCACTTGGAAACCTCAAACGCATCAAGCTGTAAGAGGGTTCATGAAGTTTGATCGGACCATCTTTGAAAAATCTGAACGTGTGATATATGTCCCGTCTTCTGATATGCTCGCAGACCCTGACTTCGGTGATGTGCCAGTCAGTGTCAACCCAACACTTGGTGATATAATGAAGATGTCTGCCAATCATCATGATGTCAGAGCAGTGTATATAACAGATGGAACCCTTTATGCTTGGACCGGACCGATTGAACATCACGATCTACCAATACAAGCTGAAGCACATGTGGGTCTTGTAAGGAGATTTAATCTTTACTTTGCACAGTCTCCGACATTCAATGATTTGTTTGATGTTGATGACGCAGGAAGAGAAATTAAGAAAGCAACTCTTAGCGGTTTGGTGGTTGCAGAATCTTCATCGAATCATCACATAACAAATATATCTGATATGAAAACATTATACCAGAAGACAAAGACTCATCCTGTTTTCAAAGACGTGTCATGGTTCAAAGCATACTCAGATAACACCGGAAATAATCAAGGGTATGTTATCAGAACAGAAGACGGTGCAATCGCAAACACCCCAAACAGATGGCATGAGGAAGAGACAGACGAATTCTTGAAATTCACGGGGAACAGATAATGGTTTTCAATTTCTATAGAAGTACACGAACACAAGCTTTGTATCGGAAGATCCATCGCAAAGCGACGAAAACCTTTGGTGTTCCCTGCAAGTATCTTCCACTGACAGTCTCAGGTCTTGTTGACCATCTCCTCGGTGAAGATCCAGCTGGAGCATTCAACGACGCGATCGATGTAAAGCTCATGCTCGAGAATGTTGAATTCTACGAGGGGCAAAACCAACAGTTCGATCGGTACGGTCTCAACCTTCAGGATGAAATGCACTTCTCTTGTGAGATTGATTACTTCACCGAACAGACCAGCCTTGTGAGACCACAAGAGGGTGACGTGATCGCTTTCATGTTGGGTGATGCAAACATCAAGTGGAACCCAAACTTCAAAGGGTATGAACTGTATAAGGTCACCGGGGTTCAACCAAAACAGAAGTTCTTCCAGTTCGGCACCCTCTATGTGTATGATCTCTTCTGTGAGAAGTTCACATACTCTGGTGAAGATTTTGCAACCGGCGATGACATCATTGACAGTGCTGCTGGTGCGATGGCCGAAGCAGCAGAGAACGCTGGAGACAATGCTGCGATCGAAGCTGCAGACATCAATGGTCCTGAATACTTTGACAACGTTGATGGTGAGTTCAAGTATAATCCTGGTGTGACAAAGTACGATCCTCAAGATCCTTTGAACCCCGGCACAAATGACATCACCTCTATGTGGTCACTTGATGAGATGCTTCACCACTTCAGGTTTGAAGGGACCACATATTCCAGTGGTGACGGTGTTGTTGATTCTGCTGATTCAGAAGATGGCGTCGCTGTTGGGTCCTTCACCGCTGAAGCAAGTGGTTGGGGAAACGTCGGTCGTTGTGCGGTCTTGACTGGAACACAATATGTTGAGACGGGAATATATCCATCGGTCAGTACGCCGACAATGGCATTCTGGGTGAAGTTCACAACGCTCGCAACAGATGCGGTCATTGGCGTTGATGGTTCGGATGCTGGCTTCTATCTTGGTCTTGATGAGGATGGAAACATTGCAGCAGGCTTTGGGGATGGTTCGTGTGGAAACGGTGAACACAATGTTTTTGCCGGCTGTATTCCCGGAGCATGGTATCGTTTTGTGTTGACATATTCAGTAGAGGAAGAGATCGCTCGTGTATACATCAATGGGCGATTCATGACACAGTTCACCGCGACCTTTGCATCAGCTTCGTCCATTGCACTTTCGATTGGTGCGTATGATGATGGGACTGGACCAGACAACCCGATCGCAGCAAGGATCGCAAGCTTCTCTATTGGGGAACGGCACTGGACAGCCGATGATGTCGCGTTTGATTGGAATGCTTCACGTGGTAGAGCAGTAGGGGTATAATATGCCGTTTGTTGAAAGAACATCAGATCTCTTTTGGGATATTGACATGCAGCTTCGAGTGGTCGCGGGTGATGTTCAGATCATCACTGGGGCTTCTGCGGTTGCTCAGTCGCTGAAGAACATGCTCGTGCTGAAGAAGTTGTGGGTCCCTAATCAACCAGGAGTGTATGATATTCTGTTTGAAGAGATGAATAACCCCCTACAGAACTTCATCAACCTTGAAGAGCTGGGGGAATTCCTGTTGCGTGGTGAACCTCGCTGTGCAACGGTCAGAGTGACAGTTGACAGAGATCGTTCAAACAGCAAGCTCACGCTCAATGTGTATTTCTCTTTGAAGACCTTTCCGGGGAATGAGTATGCCTTTCCGGTTTTCCTGCGCAGACGTTGATCTTCTCCCGTACAATATTTCGTATATCTACAAACTGTCCTAAGGAGGGACAAGAATGAACAAGGTGAATCTTGGCAAACTTTTCCTCGGGCATTCGCTTGTTGGTCAGCCGATCATTGGCGAGCTCGATGAGAAGAAAGAATTCCTGCACAATGCTCTCGTCGTGATGCCGTCCCGTCCCCGCACGAAAGAAGAGGCTCTGGCTCATCAGCAACTCGCTGCTCAGGGTAAGACTCCTCTCGAACTCGCTCCGGTCTTTGCCAGTATGACCCTTGAAAAGTCTGCTGCTCTTTCCGGTGTGCCTGAAGCGCTTCGGTACGTTGAGGTGAAGTATCCGGTCGATAAACTGGTCACGCTCATTCCGATCGATGACATCGCGCTCGGCCGTGAGCTGAAGAACATGTATTTCGAAGCTTTCAACACTCTTCCCGAACCGCCGATCGATGTGACCGACATTGAAGCTGCCGATCGTGCGATGACGGAAAAGCGCAACGTTGAGAAGGCTGTCAAGGAAGGTTCGAAGCTGGTGGGGATATAACGATGGCGAAATCCAATGCAAAAGCGATGAAGGCAAAGCCGTCTTTCATCTCTAAGGCGGTGGAAGCACTCAAGAACCCGTATGCTTCTGTTGCTTCAAACGGCGTCATCTATGACCCCAAGAAGTGGTTCGATCTTGGGTGTTACGTTCTCAATGCTCAGATTAGCGGGTCGATCTACAGAGGTATCCCTGACAACATGTCGATCATGCTTGCGGGTGAGACCGGTGTTGGTAAGACATTCCTGACCCTTGGTGCTCTTGCCTCTATTCAGAAACAAGAAAAGGATGCTGAGGCAATCATCTTTGAGAGTGAAGGTGCGATCAAAACCGCGACCCTCATTTCTCATGGTTGTGATCTTCCTCGTACTGCAATGGTACCGGTGCTGACCATCGAGGACTTCACCAATCAGGTCGTCACAACTATGCAGACGTACGAAGCGACACCTGAAAAGGATCGTCCTCAGCTTGTGTTCGCTCTCGACTCGCTTGGTCTTCTTCCCCCTGCGAAAGAAGCCAAGGATGTCAACGAGGGCAAGAACGCATCTGACATGGGTCTTGCGGCCAAAGCGATCAAACGTGCATTCAGAAACATTCGTCTCCGTGTTGGTGGTCTCGGGCGTATTCCGTTCATCATCACTCTCCACATCTATGCGAAGCAAGGGACATACGTTCCCATGAACGACATTGCAGGTGGACAGGGTCCGAAGTACGCTGGTGATACCATCCTGCTCATCACAAAGTCCCAGGTCAAAGAGGGTGAAGACGGATACGACAAAGGTGGCACACGTGTCAAGTGTGTTGCGTGGAAGAGTCGCGACACCCGTCAACGTACCGCGATCGAGTTCGTCATCGACTTCGCAAAAGGCGTGACGAAGTACAGCGGTCTCTTTGAATTCTGTGAGAAACACAAGCTCATCGAAAAGGTCGGGAACCGTTATCGCTTTGGTGAAGGTGAGCCGAAGTTCCGCAAAGAGATCTATTCGAATCCCGAAGGTTTCTTCACGAAGGAAGTCCTTGATCAGATCGATGTTTTCTGCGGGAAATACTTCAACTACGGAGAATCGCTCATCGATATTCCGCTTGAAGATCTTGGCATTGATGAGAACACCGCGGCAGCTCTTGCTGAAGCTGAAGCCGCACTCAGTGCTGATGGTGACGAGTAATCTTCACTTGCGTTTTTCCTCTGTAAAAATAGAGTAGACCTACCCACAACTTATCAAAAAGGGTTGTCTGAAGTGTACTTTGGATGACCCTTCTTCTGTAAATATTTGGCATGAGGTGTTTGATGAAGATGACCAATAACAATTCTCGCTTGTCACCCCCGTAGTTCGTAGAATACTTGGTGAAGAACCGGTTTACGAAACCCAGACGGAGGAGTCATGCCGAGGAAATTTGAACATTTTGATTTTGAAGAGCTTGTGCTTTTCTTCTTATTAAATTCTCCGGAGTTCAGAACAGTTGCTACACCAAAGTTGGATCCTCGTATGTTCTCACTTGAGGGTCTTGATGTTCTCTTTGCTAAGGTAGCAGAACGTCACTCAGCAGGAGATGCAGACATCTCGATGAGTTCTGTTTGGATGGATGCAAAGCCTGTCCTCGCCAAAGATAAAGATGTCGCCAAAGCCATTGCTTTGACATTCGATCGCATGGTCGAAGCTGCAGACGATCTGACCAAAGAACTGTCCCAGGATTACATGGTCAAGGAAACAGAGAAGTGGGCGAGACGTCGTGCTCTCGAGGGTGCGGTGTTCGAAGCTTCGAAGATCATTGAGTCGGATGGTGACAAGAGTTTGCTTCCAGATCTTTTCAATCGTGCTCTTTCCATAACAATGAATGACAAGCTCGGTCTTGGATACGCTACAAGTGGCGACGATCGGTTTGAAGCATACAAACATCGCGAGGATAAAATCCCCTCGGCCATTGAGAAGATCAACTTCCTCACAGACGGTGGTTTCAGTCGCAAGTCTCTGAACGTGTGGATGGCCGGGACCGGTATTGGTAAGACGGCGATCATGTGTTCTCGTGCGGCAGACTATCTTCGCTCGGGTTACAACGTTCTCTACATCACACTCGAGATCAGTGAAATCCAGATCGCACAGAGAATTGATGCGAACATCCTTGATGTCCCGATTCGTGAATTGCGGTCAACCCCTACTGATAGCCTTGTCTCTCGTTGGAAATCCTTCCTGAACAATCCTAAGCGTCCAGGGGAGCTGAAGATCAAGGAGTTCGCTTCGGGGTACACAACAACCGCCCACATCAAAGCTTTGATGAAGGAATATAAACAGAAACACGGGTTCATTCCTGATGTGGTCTTTATAGATTACCTCAACCTCCTGATGCCTACAAGACGTTCGGGAAAGGATGCGGCGGGTTGGCAGACAGTTCAGTATGCTGCCGAAGAGGTTCGGGGTATTGGTACAGAATGGAATATCGTTATCGAGACAGCAACACAGACAACACGTGAAGGACAGGACAGTACAGACCTTGCTCTTCGGGACACATCGGAATCAATGGGTCTTCCGAAGACTTCTGATTTCTATTGTGCGGCTTATCAGACACCAGAGCAGAGAGAAGAAGGTCTGCTTATATTCAAGGTACTGAAGAACAGATACTCTGAGTTTGTGAATTACAAGTTTGCGCTTGCAATGGATTATCCGAAGATGAGACTGTCTCAGCTTTCCAATGAAGATGAGAACAACACAAGATCGCTGGTGCAGAGACCTCAACCCGGAGAACAAAGTTCCCCCGAGTCACCGATCAGAGAACGGAAACCATACAGACGACCAATGAGATAAACCCAAAACAGGAGGTTCCGCATGAACACTGGCGTTGCTGCTATCACTACAGAATTGAATGACATCAACCATGTCGCGGTCAACCTCTGGTATCGTGGGTGTACTGTTGGGTGTGCTGGTTGTTGTAACCCTGAGCTTCAGGAGTTTGGGGAAGGGTTGAGCAACGAAGAGTTGGTGTCGGAACTTGAAACACGGAAACGGTGTGCAGATTGGTTGGTTCACATTGGTGGCAATCCGGTAGAACAACCTTGGGAACTCTTGCGTATTGCAAAGATCGCACATGAAATGGGATACAAGCAGTATGTGTTCACGGGGTTTGATGAGGAACGTCTGACAGAGATCTTTGCAGACAAGATGGAAGAAGCTGCAAAGTACCTGAGTTTTGTGAAGGTCGGCAAGTATGATGAACGGAGACCTCGGTCGATCTGCCCGTCCTTTCACTTTGCTTCTGTCAATCAGCGTGTTGTGAAACCAACGCTCGAAGGGTTTCTCCCCGTTTATTTCTTTGATGAAACCACAGTTACCCCGGTCGGTTCTATTTGCCCCGAACTCTAACTCTCAGGAGGATTCGCTTATGGCCAAGAAGGTTATCAAACGCAATGGTAAAACAGTTGGATTCGATATAGAGAAGCTTTACTCAGCAGCACAGAGAGCTTGGGAAGAAGTTCATCCAAAAGAACCTGATCTCCCTGCTGTTGTTCGTGAAAGAATCGCAACCTCGGAAAAATGGTTTCAAGAACTTGATCATGACCCGACCGTTGAAGAGATGCAGGATCAAGTCGTCGACACTTTTCATCGTTGTGGCTTTCATGATGCTGGAACAGCATTCACTCGGTATCGGGAACGTAGAGCGATAGCAAGAGACAACGAAGTTGATGCAAATGATCTGATCAATTCCTATCTCATTCGCAAGGATGATCTTGCTGTCAAAGAGAATGCCAACATGCAGTTCTCTCTTCAGGGGTTGAACAACTTCATATCAGAATCAATCATCCAGAAACGTTGGCTCTCGTATTATTCTGATGAGGTGAGGAAGGCACACAACACCGGCAGGATCCACATTCATGATCTCGGTTCTTTTGGACCGTACTGTATGGGATGGTCTTTGCACGATCTTCTTATTGAAGGTTTCAAAGGTGTGCCCGAGAAGATACAGTCTGCCCCGGCCAAACACTTCGGTGTTGCTCTCGGTCAAGCGGTCAACTTCCTTTATACAATGCAAGGGGAATCGGCTGGAGCTCAAGCTTTCTCAAACTTCAATACTCTCCTTGCCCCGTTCGTTGCCAACGATAAGCTGACATACAAGCAGGTGAAACAGAAGGTCCAAGAGTTTGTGTACAACATGAACGTTGCAACACGCTCTGGTTTCCAAAGTTGTTTTTCAAATTTAACCTTTGATCTTGATGTTTCAAAAACTCGGTTTGCAGACCAGTTCGCGATCATTGGTGGTGTCCCAACAGACAAGACTTACAAGGAATTCCAGAAAGAAGCTGAAATCATCATTGATGCTTTCTTGGAAGTATATGATGAAGGAGACGCTTCCGGGGCAATGTTCTCCTTCCCCATCCCCACCTTCAATGTTGGGAAAGACTTCCCTTGGAAATCAGCTTTTGGTAAACGACTTCTTGCTCTCACTGCCAAGTATGGAACTCCGTACTTTGCCAATTATATCAATACAGAACAAACTGCTGACTCCATTACGTCGATGTGTTGCCGGCTTCGTCTTGATCACAAAGTCATCGAGAAAGTTGCAGCAGGAATGGGTGGTCTGTCTGCTGAAGACTATGCGACCAAACATAATCGTGGTGGAGGGTTCTTTGGTGCTGGCCCGTTGACCGGGTCGACTGGTGTTGTGACAATCAACATGGCAGCTCAAGCAGTTGATGCTCGGACAAACAGACCCTTCTGCGATATTGATGGGTACATATCTCACGTTCTGAAAACAATGGATATGTGCACGAAGACGCTTCTCAAGAAACGTCGTGTGCTTGAAGAGATGTGTGATGATGGTTTGTATCCATACATGCGGTTCTATCTCCGAGACGTCAAGGCTCGCACAGGAAGATGGTTTGCCCAACACTTCAATACTATCTGTCCTAATGCAATTCATGAGGCACTGATCGTCCTAGGGATCCAGGGAGGCATCACATCACCCGAAGGATTGGAAGCGGCAGACAGAATCCTTGGTGCAATGGCAAAGAAGATCGTTGAGCTGCAGGAAAAGCATAAAACTCTGTTCAACCTCGAGCAAGCCCCAGCTGAATCTGCCGGTGTGAAAATGTGTCAGAAGAGCGGGATAGATCCTCTGGGTAATGCGTATTACACGAATTCGTCATGGATTCCGGCAGACTTTGCTTGTGACTTTGAATTTCAACTTCGTCATCAGGCAAGATTGAATCGTCACTACAGCGGTGGATCTGTTGTACATTTTTACACAGACGCAAATCTTGGTCCCATTGCAGACGATCTTTCGAAGCTGATTGAATATGCTTTCAAGGAAACAACTCTCCCCTATATGACGATCAGCCCAGTCTTTTCAACGTGCAAGAAGTGCGGGTATCTTCCGGGAAAAATTGACACGTGTCCAAAGTGTGGGGGAACTGACGTTATCTCTTACCTAAGAATTATTGGATATTTGCAAGCTCTTAAAAATTTCAATGCTGGTCGGAAGAAAGAAGCTAACAAACGCAAGTATGTTCAGATGTCTAGCGAAGGAGCGTCTAAATAAGTTGGGTGAGTTATGCTTTGACCGGAAAAAGATCCTCAAAGATGTAACTCAGAAAGAAGAGTTCGAAGACCCTACCTTCGAGGAGGAGATCGATGCCCGAGAACTTGAAGAATGTAGATGTTCAGGAAGAACAAGAATCCCTATCCGAGTGGGTCGAAGATCGAGAAGGAAAGGAATGGATTTATCTTTTCAAGTGGTTTGGTGAAACAAAACTCGAAGATTTGGATAATGCATGGCTTTGTTTTGGGGCCTGTACAGATGCAATTGAAGAAGACAAGAAGCCAGTCCTTGACTTCACGGGGATAGAAGAGATTTCATACTACTGGATGTTGATCGCTGTTGCACAGTGGGCAGCAAAGTACGGTGAACGTACCAATGAGATCATCGGGGTGTTCGGTCTCAACGCGGAAAGCATCAAGAAGCTTTCAGAGCTGACCCGTGAGGTTATCGAAGACCCAGACAAGGTCCTCGCCAACATCAGATCTTCTCAGGTTTCTACCGAGCTACCTACCCCTGACGCTTAAAGGTAGCAGAAAATCTAACACCTTTAACCTACTTTTGTCATTTTAACTGATGAAGTTAAAGTAGGAAATTTATTGTAAAGCTCGGTTCTTTATTGTGCGAAAACCTCCTTACCATTGTAAAATATTAAAGATGATTGGAGGTTAAGATGACTTCGATTAAAGTCCGTTATGAAATGTTTCTCACGGAAGAGGGTGCGGTCAATTCCAAGTATTCACCCGATTATTCTGATATGGTGTTGGTTCTTCCGAACCAGTCATATGAGAATGTTGCTGTCATGATAATGGAAGAAAAGTTTTCTGATGTGCGAAGAAACTGGGGCGGTGAAGTGATGCGGTTCGTTGTTCTCTATGATGAACTCAAGCATCGGATCGGTGTGTATAAAGTTGTGTTCAACTGTGAAAGCGGGAAGGCAAGAAATGAATAGACCAACTCATGATCAGATCATGATGCAGGTGTGTGAAGCCGTTGCAGAACGATCAACTTGCCGCAACCGAAGTGTTGGTGCTGTGATCTGTGTTGATGACCGGATTGTGTCGACCGGATACAATGGAGCACCTAAAGGTTTTGAACACTGTATTGATATTGGTATCTGTCTTCGTAAAGATTGTGGGCATGGTGAAGGTCTTGATCTTTGTCCTGCTTCACACGCCGAACAGAATGCTATTGCAAGTGCAGCAAGGAATGGGATTGCAGTTAAAGGGGGAACTCTTTACTGTACAACAAGACCGTGTTCTTGGTGTGCAAAGCTCATCGTATGTGCTGGCATCTCAAAAGTAATTTACCGTGATTGGTATGAATGCCCGCTCACCACCACGATTTTCACAAGCGCGGGAGTGCTTTGTTCATCCCTTGACGATCTTATTTCCTAACCCCCTGATTTCATTATCATATACTTACCCCAAAAATGTACTTCTATTGGGATATGGTGTATAATATCTAGAGTGTGTGAAGGAGGATATGATGAAGGATACGATTACAAAGATGTGTATTTCGGTCCACGCCGAACAGTCTGACGTTTGTTCAGTGTACTGTGAATGTCCAACCTGTGGCAAGAGGATCGCACTTGATAAGTGTTCTGGAATTATTCAGAGTATAGAAAAGTGGAAACCTCAGGCGGGGATATTCAGAAACTTTTTATCGCTCAAGGAGTTCGCTATCAGTGGAATGTGTCAAGAGTGTCAGGACAGTGTTTTTGGGAGAGACTAATGGCCGCTTTGAAGAAAAATAAACGTTGGCCGCAGAGAGCGTGGATAAATCAGCCCTCCACTCTTCAACCTTTACACGCAAGACACGGTGAAAAGGTTTTGGTGGTTTGGGAGTATGATGACACTTTCAATGCTTTCTTGTTACAAGGTCCAACAATATCTGAACAAATGCTTGGAATATGGCTTACAGCAGGATGGAGAGACAAATGAAGAACATGATACTTGACAGACCGAAACCTCAGGTTGAAAAGAGAATGCGACCAGCTGTCGCCAATGTTGTCTTTCGGTTTGCCTCGTTGACCCGAGCGGTTGAGGAAGCTATTCACAGTGGTGATGTAGGTTCTATCACCGCTCAGCTCGACTCGGCGAAGCGTGGGAGTGCGTGGGAGCGTCTTCAGAATGATGCTGACAAGATCGAAGGTCAGGGGGAAAGAGGACCGTCTGTTGTTGTCAAAGAAAAACGTGAGAAGGTGATTGCTCAGCTTGAGCAGGTGTTGGAAAATATAAAGAATGGAGTGAAGTGATGAAAGCAGGTTGGTACATTGTCAAGAGTGTTGATGAGATCCTTGCGATGCCTCGGCATGATGAAACAAAAGGGTTGTCGAAGAAAACCCTGCTCAAGATGATGACACAAGATAATGTGTATGATTCTGTGGTGGGAGCAAAGAATGGAGACTTTGTTGTTGGTATGCTTGCCACTTGTGGAAAACTGGTAGAGCTTGTTAAAGAAGGGTTTGATCGAAAATCGAAAGATTGTTGGTGGTATGATGAAGCTTGGGTTATCCCGACCACCAAAAAAGCTGCGACGGAAATGCTGTTGCTTCGTGAGTTGTCGGATCTTATGATTAGACGGAATGAGATCGAAGAAGAACTTCGGAAGCTCAATACTAAGAAGGGAGGAAAGAAATGAACCTGTATGAACTTATTTCCTTTTGTCGCAATGAAAGCGGGAAGCTTGAGAAACGTCGAGTGCTGACTGAATACCTCAAAGGTCGCAACGGTACTGAGATCGGTCTTCTCAAACAGATACTTGATCCTCAGTGTGTTTCTGGTGTTGGTGCACAGACCTTCAAAGAAGCTCTCAAACAGTCCATCACAAACAAATTCCTCGGGTTTCAGGCCGAGAGCGTTGATGCTTGTATTCACGATCTTAAGGGAAGAACTGGTGGCGATCTCGCACGGAAACTGACCGAGTGGCTGAATGCTTTCAGTGAGGAAAATCGTGAGGTGTGTGCGATCGTGCTTCTCCAGGAACCGATAGGGTTCAGTGCTGACACGCTTGACGAATGTGCTGAAGCAGCGGGTCTCAAGAAGATCATCGACAAACAGTTTCAGGTTCAGCTTGCCAATTCCTGGTCATCCAAGAAAGAGTATAAGGGGGTCGATCACTGGATTGGTTCTCGCAAGCTTGATGGTGTTCGGTGTTACTGGCGCAATGGAAAGCTCCTCAGCCGTCAGAACAAGCCGTTCGTCGGGTTTGATGATGTGTGTGAACGGTTGACTGACATTGCTGAACAGTTCTGTCTGGACGTGATTGATGGTGAGCTTTACAAAACTGGCATGAAGTTCGGTGAAGTCTCCTCGATTGTCAGCGACAAGAACCCGAATGACCCGCGCAAGAAAACCCTCAACTTCAACATCTTTGCTATTCTTGGTGGCGGGTTCAAAGACACCAATGGAATGGACGGGACAATGAGCGCAATATCTGGTGATCTTGTTGTCGGCGGTGCACGCAGAGTTGAGATCGTCGAGACCTTCAACATACCGAACGATGCGAAGAGCATTCGCGAGTTCAGTGCGAAGTGTGTTGAGGAAGGATACGAAGGAGCAATGCTTCGTCACCCTGTCACCCACTACGCTTACAAGCGGACCAATGATCTCCTGAAGGTCAAGCTCTTCATCGAAGACGACTTCGTCATCACGGGATCATACGAGGGGAAGAATAAGAACACCGGCAAGCTTGGTGGTGTCTCTGTCAAGAATGCTAAGACAACCATTCAGACCACGACAGAAGAAACCGGGGAGTTTGCTCTCGGTGAGATCACTTGCGATGTCGGTGGTGGTTTCAGTGACAAGCTTCGCGAAGAGCTGTGGAAAGATCGGAACGCTCTGGTCGGTAAGACGATCAGTGTGAAATACTTCGAGGTGTCGCAGGACAAGAAGAAATCCGGTTTCAGTCTGCGCTTCCCCGAGTTCCTTGGCTTTAAGAATGATCGGTAAGGAGGAGTGTCATGAAAGATAGAGAACAGTTGATCAAAAAAAAGATGTTGTATTTCAGAATTCATCCTGAGGTAAACAGGTTCGGTCATTTTCTTGGAGAGAAAGTCGGACAGCTACTCATCAAGAAAATTATACAACAAGTAATGTCGTGTAGCTTGTTTACCTCCACACCAAGACTGAAAGTGACGGTGCGTTTCGTGGATAACGATACTTCAATAACAGTTGAATAAGGAGGAGTGTCATGAAAATTCATATACTTGGTGCTGGTAACTTTTCGAGTGTGAAACATCACAACACGTCGTTTATCATCCAGCCGGATTTCGGTGGGAAGGAAAACAGTTTGATGTTTGATGTCGGGCGAGATGTTAAATTCTCACTGGCTCAGAGTCAGTTCGGATGGAAACCTTCCGACATATTCAATGCCTTCATTTCCCATCAGCACGGAGATCACCTTGCGGGTATTGATTACCTGCTGACGATGAACTACTTCAATCCTACTGCTCCTCGGGTCAAGCTGTACTTCCACAAGTCCATGCTTGCTGCGATCACAAAGGTCATCGAGGTTTTCATGGAGACCTTCGAAGATGCTCGTCTACCAAAGGATGCGAGCGGCAGACCTCGTCGTGTTCTCTTGACTGACGTGTGTGAACCTGTGATCCTTGAGGACAATGAGGTCTTCTGGATTGGTGAGCTTGAATATTCCTTGGTGCAGTCGATGCACGTCGTGACTGGCGGAATGTTCATGCCTTGCTTTGGTCTCAAGGTTCGCCAGCCGAAGAAAGATGACAAGGAAGAAAAGATCGTCTTCTTCACGGGAGACACTCAGTTCTGTCCGTCACAGCTCCTCGGTGCCGTCATGTCGAGCACGATGACCGTGACCGATTGTGAAACCTGTCCTGCTGCTTATAAGTCTGGTGTCCATGCTCACGTCGATGACTGGGAATCTTGGGCTGAAGCAGCGAGACAAAAGCTCATCATGACTCACTACGGTGACAATGTTGATGATGCTTTCATCAAAAAGTATGAAGGGATCTTCAAAGGGTTTGCCAAGAAAGGCGACGTCATTGAGGTGTGAACAATATCTCTCAACAGTAGAATATACAGAACTTAATGTTGGAGGGTTCCAATGACCATTTGTCACAAGCCGAATGATTTGTTTAAGTCCAAGCCCACAAAGAAGAAATTCCCATGTGATCACAAGAGTTGTGGCACCAATAAGTGTGATAAGAACTGTCAGCTTCTTCCCGAAAAAGATGAAAAGTATGTTATAAGAAATCTTGTGCGCCGTCAGAAATTTACTTTTGATGTATACCCCATGAAACCCGGGGAAACCCCGAATGGTTATATCTGGTCTCAGTCAGAACACAAGAAATTGATGCACGCTCTTCGAGAGCGAGTAGAAAAGGGGTTGTTCATTAAACCCGGAGTAGAATTTACAGACGGGGATTGTTCATCTTATGATGATACCGGAAACGATGCAATAGGTGTATGTGATTTTATCGAACCTACAATAGGTGGCGGTGTAAGAATTACTGCTACATTGTTCTTTGAATACCTAGATCGCTTTGGTGTCAAAGAAGATGACATTCTTAATGATCGTTATGTTCTTGGTACTGTTGTTCACGGGGAACTAAAAGAAAACTTTGTTAAACTTGACAAAGTGCAATGTCTTACATTCGGTCTTCGGTGTGGGTATGATTGCTCTATATTCAATTGTGATTACCGTGATGCTTTGGTCGGTATTGGAAAAGCCCTTGGACAGTTACAACCCACAGTCAACGAACTTCAAGACGAGTTGTCTGACTGCCAAAAGATTTGGACAGAGCTTGACCAGAAAGAACTTCAAACAGATATTGATAAAGAAATTCAAGATGGTGAAGATCGGCTGAAAAAGATAGATACCGTTATAAAAGCCGGTAAAAAATTCTACAAGACAATCGACCGAAGTTGTTCACCGAAGGGGGTTGGGAGTAAGCAATGTCAAAGCTGACCGTCTTCTATCCCTGGATTGAAAAGGCAGCAAAGTGGCAAGAGCTTCGGTACTCTCTGCGATCGATCGAAAAGAACTTCAAGCAAGAGGTTGAGGTTGTCATATGTTCTCCTGAGCCTGCAACGTTTCTCAAACCTGAAACATATCGACACCTTCCTCAGCAGAGAGTTCAACCGAACACGCCAGCTTCTCCTTCGATGTTTGACGTCGGCAGGAAGTTGCTCAGGGCGTCAATAGATCCTTTGATTTCCGATCCGTTCCTCATGGTTCATGATGACTTCTTCTTTCTCAAGAAGACAAAGATGCGGGACCTTGAGTCATACCTCACATTGGTCATGGACAGCGTGAATGCTCCGGCGGTGAACAGGGACAACCCTTTCATCGAATCTTTGTGGAGAGCGTCTCAGATCTTGTCAAACTCAAAGATGCCAACATGGAATCCTTGCCTTCACCTTCCTCGTCTAATGAACAAGAAAGCTTCTGAGATGGCAGCAAAGGTGTGTTGTGAGACTGGTGCCAACTGGGAGATGTTGTATTTCAACTATACACTTGGAAAAGGGAAGAGGGTTTCATTTTATTCAAAGACCTCAAACCTTAAGGCTGGTTTCTACGGTGCAGATAATTTATTTGGGTATCATGTAGAAGAGGGGGATACCCTCGCGTCTGTTTCACGGATAATTGAACCTCGACAGTTCCTCAGTTTTAATGATAAGGGCTTTGATCCAATTATCGCAGAGTATCTCGAAAACAAATTTCCTGAGAAATCTCGGTGGGAATCTTGAGAAAGGAGCGGAGGTTCTTCGACTTTACTTGGCAAGACATTCTGCATAGTTCACCCACTCTTTATGAATTGAATAATTTTTCCGAGCGACCTGTTCAAGGCGAGAAGCGTCGCCGAGATCTTCGAGAGCAAGCTTGTGGAAAGAAGCAGAAGGACGAATACACTCTGACTTCTGTATGGATGCACATGAAGTCAAAAGGATCAAAAGGAAAAACACCAAAAACTTCTTCATCAATTCAACCTCCAAAACGTTCTCATGTATTTATAAAATCACATACTCATATGGAACACTCCGCTATAAATATTGTTTTAATGGAGGATCTCGAATGTCCGATATCAAAAATCTAAAACAGGCAATACAGGAAACACTGAAAGAAGAAAGTTCAAAGCCTTCAAATAATGGTTTTGTTGATTTCAAAACTGTTGTTGAGAAGACGGCAGCAAAGATTTCAAACAAGGGTGCAAACCTTTCTAAGTTGATGCAGGTCTCTAAGAAGTATGTTCTACCAAAGACAAGCAGTAAACTTGTTGTTGAAGCAAAAGATCGTGAGATGTTTGAAGCTCTCTACCCTGAGACTGGTGGTGATGCTGGGGTTGGCAAAGGAGAGATCGCTCTCTGGTGGTTGTTTGGTGGAATGGTTGGGTGGGCAAAGAAGGGTGCTGCTGGGGCAGTCGACCTGGAGATCCGTGGTGTTCCTGTTGAAGTGAAGTCGATCCCCGGACACAACCAGCTAATCCCGATCGGTAAGATCACCGAGGATAAAGAGAACGAACGTCTTCTGTCAATACTCTTTGGTGTTGATAACCTTGCTTGGGCGTTCCGTGCAGACAGAAAAAAGATGTCGATGAAAACAGACAAGGGTTTCTCTGCTGAAGATATTCGTGACGCTGCTGAGGTCATGTATGATTTCAATGTAGTCCTTGCATCAGAGGGTGCAAAGCTTGCCAAGAAGTATCAGATCTTTGCTGATATAGCAAACAGCGTTAAACAGTTCTTCACCATACTTGGAACCACGTCAGACAAGATCGAAGACATCACGGTGAGCATTCTGAAGTCTATCATCACAAAGAAGCTTGAAAAGAAACCTGGAGACGGTGGATATATTATCAACCTCAAGGCTGGTCAACCTCTTGACATTGCGGTGTTTAAGATCGACTTTGATCGCATCCCCGACAACTTTACGGCATTCAACAAACGAATCAACGTTCACTCGATGACTTTATACATTCACCTTGGCGCCCTCTTTGGCGGGGAGAAATAGGATGGATCAATACAGAGAAGTTATCGATCAGATGTTCGGAGGCATTCATGGCGCAGTTGAGCGTCTTGAAATCATCGATACAGAGCTCAACAGATTCTTTGAATGGCGGAAGATCGTGAGTCTTTACTTCCACGACTTCAGAGCTGGAAATTTCAAAGAGCTGATTGAAAACAATCCAGAAACTTTCTTCCTTCTTGCAAGACAGGCAGAACGTATTAAATCAACTCCGACAAAGTTCAAAAGATCCTAGCGAACCCTCTCTCAAGTCAGTAGAATATTCTGTGTATGTAATTCACCACAAGTGGAGACGCCTCATGAACCTTGGTCTAAACGATTTCGCAACAACCCCCGAAGACATGCTTGCAGAGATGGGGAAAGATCCCACGGGGAAACCCAAAGACATGGATGAAGAACTTGGTGTTGATTTTTCTTTAGTTAAACCATTATATGACTATGTTCTTATTACATATGAGAAACCCGCTGAAGAGAAAGCCGATGCTGCGATCGCCGAGAAGAGAACGGCTGGTGGTATCATCATCCCCGATCGCGATCTTCAGGGCAAGCAGGTTCGCAAAGCGGTTGAGAAAAAGTATCTCATTGCTGAGGTCGTTGCGACCGGTGTTGGCAACTATGATATGAATGGAAAGGAACAGCCTTGGCCGTTCAAGATCGGTGACCGGGTCATGGTGCCTCGTCACGGTGGTCTCAACATGCTTTCACGGAAAGACCTCAAGCTGTATCGTGTGATCCGCGCCAAAGAGATCATCATGGTCCTTGGCGAACAGGATAAGACGTCTGGTGAAATAACAACGGAAGAGTAATGGAGGAAGAGATGAGTGAAAGCATGAAGTTGAAGTTTGAACAGGATGATTCTTTCAAAGCAGAACAAAAAATCGATGGGTCCGTGAAGCGTTGGCTAGATTTCAAAAATGGCACGTTGACCTTCTCGGTCGAGGGCTTTGTCACCACGATCAAGAATATTATCGAGCTTGATGCAACGGTTGCTCAGCTTGATGAGTTTGTCAGTCGTGTGTCGGTCAAGGCCAAGAGCGTCAGTCACGGTAAGATGGCTGCTCCGATAAAGATCCACGGTATCCTTGACGAGTCTCTGTTCCTCACGTATGACGAAGAGAAGCAGCAGGAGAAGATCGCTTCCAAGAAAGAAGCTTTCAAACTGAAGCGTGCTGATTCGTCTCGCAAGTGTCGTGGTGCTGGCAAGGCGCTCGGGGAGGAGTAATTGAAAAAGGACATTAAGACCATTGGCGACTTTGTCGTCGAACAGCGTGATCTGGATTTTGTGGTCTCCTCTGCGAGACATAAGATCAAACGGATGGTGATACCAAGGGATGCTCGTATAAGTGCGGCATATGACGCCGAGGACATCAAGGTGATGACCAAAGCGATCTCCGATGCTGCACGGATACAACAGGGCGGGAAACCGAACCGTGCAGAACGTCGGAAGAATCTGAAGGGTCTTCGATCGCAGGTGAAGAAGATGACTGGACACTCTGCTCCGCTCTCAGTGATCGGGAAGGGGATCAGAGAAACAGCGAAGACAATACTTGGCAAAAACAAGAAAGATCCGGCGGCACCGCAAGAAGGTGTTGCGACCACAAGTGTGAAAGAAGCAACAGAGCAACCTGAAAAGAAGGAGGAGTCAGTTGGAAAAGATTCTCAGTAAAGAAGGAAAGGCGATACTCACGGCCGAGGGGATTCAGAACCTTCGTCATGTTGCAGGTCTTGCGAAGGAATGTATCCTTGAGCGGAATTTCCGGTATCAGACCGAGAGCCGGTCGATCATCGCAGGGTTCGAGTTCAAAGATCTCCCTGATGATTTCTTCTTGCCTGTCTATGACACCGCTCTGATGGTCAAGCTCATCAAGGGTCTGACAACGAAGGATGCTCCGATCGAGGTGAGCTATACCGTGAAAGAGAAACAGTTCGGTCTGTCCGTCCGTCAGCTCTACACTGTCGTGCTCAAGAACCCGAAGACGGGAAAGGAATACATCATCAGCGCGTCTGGTATCAACTGGGAAGATGCGAAGTGTTCCATCGCCAAGACATACATTGAGAACAAGGGTGCATCGTTCAAACCCAAGGGTGACTTCTTTTCTTTCCAGATCACGGCCGAACAGCTTGGTGAACTGATGGGGAATGCTGGGAACATCGGCGCCACCCTGATCAAGGTCATCAACAAGGGCGGGAAGATCATCGCTGAAGCGGTGAACGACAAGCTCCTTGACGGACCTCGATATGTGGAAGATGTTTGCAAGTCGGAAGGTGGTGAGCTTGAATCCTTCGCCGCCGACTTCGAGAACCTTGAGAAGCTCCCGCACGATGTTGATTATACGGTTTGTATGAGCGAGGGGGGAGCATGTTTCAGTTCTGCCGATAAAAAGAAATTCGTCATCTTCGGCATCAGAAAGTAAGCAATCACAAACAGTTGAACTTCGCGGGTTTGGCAACCGACTCGTAAAATAATATGTTGTGGGCTCATATGTGAGAGGTTGCGAACGGCCCGGAGGGGTATCTGCTGTGTGACGACATGAACACAGCCCCACAACATATTGTGTATTTTATGGAGGGTGTAGATGGTTAGATTTATTACGATTGATGGGTGTGACAATTCTCTCAAGACTTCTGTCATCAACAGAATAATCGGTTGGGCGAAGTCTCTTGATCGTCACAATATCAAAGTTCTCAAGTTCCCGTCTGCTGAGATCTTCAAGACAGATATTGCAAAGCGATTGTTTGGTGACGGCGATGAGACGGCTCGTGGTGAGTTCATCGATCTCATCATCGGTGAAACAGAGCGTGAACTTGGTGCGGTTATCAAACAGCGTCAAGAAGATCCTAATTCTATTGATGAGCACGTTCTAATAGATCGTCTGTTCATATCAACCCTTGTTTATCATGGAAGCGGTTACAGTGGCAACTATGAACTTGAACAGGTCATCACGCAAAAGTATGATGCGATGTTTGAACGTCTTGGTATCCACCCGGGCGATGTTTGGCACTATGTGTCTGTGTATCCTCTGAAAACTTGTGACAAGGGCGAGACCGAACCGCTCAAGTTGAAGCTTGATGCGAAGGCTGACTTGTATGTCAAGAAGACCGAGGAAGTTTTGTATGGTATTATTTCTGGAAAGATCAGAAGTCCATATCTTACAAATATTCAGGAGTTTGTTGAAGGTCGTGAGGAGTACACAAGAAAAACACAGTTGACAGATGAAGAGCTTGATGTAATTGGAACCGCTCGAGCAAACGAAATCATATACGTTCACTTCTTCGGTCCTGACCTATGATGAAATGGATATATCAACTTTGTTGTGGGTGGTGGTCAGGACATCATTGGATCCGTGTCTCTGAAGATTTCTTCAAACAGGAAACGGTTCTTCAGTGTACACTGTGTGACAAGATAGAAAAAGTCCCAGGTATAATTGCGGGCGATCCAAACGCCGAGTAGAATAAATGTTACAAGCTTGAGGTGTTCATGTACGAGGTAAGCTCCCTCCCGAAAGATTTTTCCTATACAAACGCGTTTGTTTCTCGTGGTACTCTCCATGTCGTTGGATATATTTCTTCTGGTGAAAAGATTTTCTGGAAGACCAAATCTTTTCCCGAGCTGAAGGTTTTCATCCCGACCAAAGGTGAGAACAGGGTTGCGACAAGCTACAAGAAAGGAATACCGCTCCAAGAGAAAAGTTTTTCCTCGATCGGTGAGTATCAGGGTTTTATGAAGGATAACCGGGACATATCGGGATTGCGAGTCTTTGGTGATGCTCCGGCTGAATATCTTTGGCTTTCTGCCAACGTTCCCAATGATGCTAAGCCACCGTTCCAGTTCCTCAACATCGGGTTCATTGATATTGAGACCTCGATCGGTAAGTCGTCACCCGAACCTGAGAAGGCTGAGCAACCAGTTAACGCGATAACAACTTATTACACAAGGTCCAAGAAGTATTACATCCAGTCGTTGCGCGATCTTTCTGAAACAGAACGGATGAGTCTCCTCAAGAAAGTCCGGGCAAAGCTTGAACCTGGTGAAACGGTTGAAGTGTTTGAATATGCCGGCAGCGAAGCTGCAATGTTCGAAGACCTCTTCAGAATATGTCATGAGGTCGAGGGTGCTGATATTCTTTCGGGTTGGTACTCGGATGGGTTTGACTTTCCGTATCTCTACTTCCGCATTCTTCGGGTGATGGGAGAAGAGTGGGTCGGAATGTTCAGCCCGTTCGGTTCTGGTCATGCTCGTGATTACATGAAAGAAGATCGCAACGGAAAGCTTCGCCCGAAGATCTCGGTCAACGGTATCGAGCTGATCGACTATATGGATGCGTTCAAGAAGTATGCGAATGAGGTACTTGAGTCTTATGCTCTTGATGCCGTCGCGATGCACATCATCAAGGAAGGCAAAGAGAAATCGGGTAAAACGCTCCGCGAGCTTGAAGAAGGTTCATGGGATGATTACCTCTACTACAACTTCACCGATGTTCGGATCATGAAGAAGATAGATGAGAGCAGGAAGGGTCATCTTATCAATCTTATGGTGATGATCGCCTACAGTGCTCGCATGAACTTCTCTGATCCCTTCAGTCCCACAAAGCAGTGGGAGTGTTTGCTCCGCAATGAACTGAGCCCAAAGAACGTTGTCCTGGATCCCAGGGTTCGTTCCCAGCGAGCGAAGTTCCCCGGTGCATACGTTCACACACCAGAACCAGGGGTGCACGGCTGGACGATGACATTCGACTACAACTCCGAGTATCCCAAAGTCATCATGGGTTGGTGCATTGACCCGAGCAACCTGCTCGAAGATGATGAAGTGCTCGCGGCTTTCAAAGATGACGAAATCGCGTTGTCGTGTGTTGAGAACATTATCCGCCGTCGTGACGAGATGCCGACAGAATGGCCGGATGAAGATGCTGAAGCTTTCGGCAGAGCATGGGATGAAGGTCTGCTCGATGTGTTTGCAGAACCCAACGGGTTCTTCGATCTGAAGTTCTTGAAGGGTACCAACATTTGTGTGACACCTTCTGGTGACTTCTTCATCAAAGATCCTGAAGCACCGATACCCAAACTGATGCGGGTCAACTATGATGGTCGTCGTCTTGATAAGAAAGAGAGTCTCAAGTTTTCCGCGGCAGCTGAAAAAGAAAAAGATGCCGCGAAACGTGAGGAGCTCAAGTTCAAAGCCAAGGTCATGGACCTTCAACAAAATGCCAAGAAGGTCGTCCTCAATGCAGGATACGGTGCCTTTGGTTCTCCCAACTTCCGGTTCTTTGATGTTCGTATTGCACGGTCAGTCACGATGTGTGGTCGGTTCGCGATCAGAACGGTCGGCAAGCATCTTGACATTCGGCTCAACGATTGGCTTGAGCAGAAAGCGAAAGAGCTTGAGGTGGGGTTTAAGTATCGTAAACGGATGATCTATTCAGACACAGACTCCACCATGCTTGATGTTGATTCGGTCGCAATGATCCTTGCTGCCGAAGCAGGTATTGACTTCAGAGCACCGGAGAATGCCGATGCTGTGTGTGACTTGCTCGACAAGTTTGCAGCCGAGGTCGTTCAGCCTTGGGTCGATGAGCATGCTGCTTGGGTTGCAGATCTTTTCAACGCCTTCAAGTGTCTTGAGATGAAGCGTGAGAAGATCGCCGACTCTGCTCTGTGGACCTTGGCAAAGAAACATTATGCCATGCACGTCATCGATTCTGAAGGTGTGAGATACACCAAAGAGTCTGAGCGTCGGAAGCTAAAAGGCGGGAACTTTGTCGGCACGAAGTCTCCGCTGTTCTGTAGAGAGGAGATCAAGGAGTTCACCTTCGCCATGCTTCAGTTGTGGAGAGAAGCCGGTGGACGGTTCAACCCTGGTGTGGTCGATCAGCTCAGGGCCAAGGTTGAAGAAGTTTATCAACGCTTCATATTGAAAGAACCCCATGAGGTCGCGTCAGTCACATCGGTCAACACGATCGGAAAGACGACAGCAGATCAGAAGGGGGCAACGTGGTCGGCCAAAGCCGCGATCGCACACAACAATTACATCGAAGAAGCAGGGTTGATACAAGAAGGTTGGGCGCCGATACACGATGGAGACAAGGTGAAGATCGTTCCTCTTCGTGGTGGTAACGGTCTGAAGGTGTCGCAGTTCGCTTTCATCAGTCAGCTTCCGGCAGGTATTCCGAGAGAGTGGATCGACTATGATCTATTGTTCCAAAAGAACTGGCTCACGGCGATGGATGAGATGGTCAAACAAGTTGCTGGTGTTTCAATCGATAGGAATGGAACAGTCAGCGTTGATGAGTGTTTTGGATAGGAGGATGAGATGAAGGTCAAACGTTTGCTTGAAAAGATGGATGACAACAAGCTGCAGAAAGGGGTTGTCAAACAAGAGGGAATCAGTCAAGAGGTTGAGTATCTGCACACGTCGCTCAACACACTCAACAATCTAATCAGTCAGTTGAGAACAAGACTTACTCCCATCCTCGATAACCGACAGGGAGATGGAAACCCCGATGTAGATAAAGCAAGAGATGAGCGAGTAAGTCCTCTTGGTGAAGATATTGCAAAAGCAAATGATATGGCAAACAAAGCAATTGACCAGCTTGAAGAAATTTTCAGTGTAATAAAACTTTAAGAGGTCGGAGGAAAGTATGAGAATCACTTTTAAGTATGTTCCTGTTCACGCTGGTCCAAGTAGAGTAGAAGGATTCACCTGGACAGAAGAGGGAATTGTTTCACTACACGATCAAATCATAAAGATGATACACCAGGGAAATCTTATTGTCACCCCAGACAATGATGATAGAGATCCAATAAAATATACAGAACTTGGAAGGGTTATGAAAATAAACCTTCTTGATAAAACATTAACAATTGAACCTAACAAAGATTTTCCAACCGACGCAACACCAGAGACATATATTCTTGGTGCTAGGGTATACCTTGATGAACCGCGTGACAGCGGGCCGATTGGAGCAGATGTTCACCTGCTCAATTTTATTATAAGACCTATAGAATCACAAGATCATTTTTATTTGGGATTGGGTATGCAAAAAATGTTACCACCCGAAGGAACAATATTTAATTTGAAAGGGGAGAAGCAATGAAAAAGATTTTGATTGCATTGATGTTCCTGCTCTTCGTCTTTTCACCGATCAGTCTTCCTGCTGAAGGGTGTTCGAAGCACTGTTGCAAGTATGAAGAGCTTGCAAAGGAACGGATCTATGGGATCCAATATGGTGAGGCTGCAAGCTTGATGACTCGAGCAAAAGATGCTGGTGATGAGGCGGCGAAGGATGGATCTCGGTGTGCGTATGCTCTCTATCTCATTGCTGGAAATGCTATTGCTGCCGTCGCAGAAGGAAGTTCAATCATGCTCGAGATGGCATCGCAACGGTATGGTGATGCATATTGGGAAGTACTGCGACACAAGAATCATGTATCACAAGCGAAGATCGATAAAATCGGTGAGCTCAAGTGGAATTATGCGAAGAAGTTTGCAGACCAGCTTTATACAGATGGGGATGATCTCAAGCGAGCGGGTGAGGTTTATTGCTGGCTCAGATGTCAACAAGGTTTTGTTTCGGCCGAGTGGTATGAGAAGGTGTCTGCTCAGATAGATCAGAGGATCAAAGAGACCGAATCTTTTAGTGGGAAGTGTACCCTTCCTGGTGGTCGGATATGATCAATAAAGAAGTTAAGGATATGTCTACCGCAGAACTTCTTGTTTATCGAACACATGGGAAACAAGAAGCTTTTGTAATTGATGTTCATCAAGATCGGTTTCCTCCCGAACAAGAAGCATGGTTGACACACGGTAAGAAGTGGATCAAAGAAATCGAAGCTGAGCTTGATAAACGAGGAGTCTCTTACAAGTAGATCTTAAATACTTCTTTCTTTGACAATCTACGAGGTGATTAGCCATGAGAGCATCAACCCTCATGACCCTTCTCTTCGCGGTGACAACCATTGTTGTTTTTGCGAAAATTGATTTGAAGAGCGACACTGAACCTCCGGGTATTCGAGTAGGACAAGAAGTGTGTGAAGCGTTCCCCTGGGATCCTAGGTTCCTCCCTGTCAGTCAAAATGTTGTAAGGGTACACCAACCACCTATCAAACTGCACGAGGACGTCCAGGTTCCCCGAGCAGATGTTCCCAGCGGTAGAGGAATGCCGTTCTATGGTGAAGCAAGAGACACAGCCGATACCATCAGAACATATTTCCTTCAAACCGAGTATGCCCCGGTCGCGGACTACATTGTTGCAATATCAATACAGGAAACTGGGTGGTGGAGATCAAAGTTCCATCAAGAGAGGCAGAACTACTTCAGCACGAAGATGAAACCCGACGGGGTGAACTGTATAAATGGAGAACGAAACTGTTTGACGACACATGCAAATGTTTTTGAATCGTGCGCATATGTTCTTAAGGGCGTGTTCAGAAAACGCCACTATGCAAAAGACCCCGAAGGATTTCTCAATGACCTTGGAAGAAAAGGATATGCAAGAGATGTGACCCACGCTGATAATGTTCGAGACATTGCAAAGCGAGTTACCGCGACCTTCAGAAAAAGACCGTAAAATATTTTGAGTGTTTGGTGGGGTGTCGTTTAACGACGCCGTGATCATACACTTTTGCAGCAAGCGGTCAGCCTGATCAGCTGACGCACGTTTGTTGCATGTTTGGGTGGTGGCGGGAGCATGCACACCGCAGTCGATGGTGCAGACTGAGGATGGCGTTAAAGCCTGTGAGGACCCTCAGACATCCTGCGCGAACATCGATGCTGTTTACCGACGGCAGTCAGACATTGAGCTGACCACCACCCATTCATTTTATCCACAAAATCTAACAGTAAATACTCACAACGAGTTGTGAGGTGTTCTCATGCGGTTTGACCGGATGTTTTTCGAAGCAAGGATCGACCCAGAAGAAAAGAAAAGATTGCTGGATGAGATTGTGTTCCTTGATAAAACACAGACCCTTCTGTTTTCGAAAATATCTGCAACAAAGCAAAACGTGAATTCAAAGGTTTGATCTATCCAGACGGCAAGGTTGCAGTGTGGAATAAATCTGGGTGGTCAGGCGAGTTACATTGGGAGCATGTTGCTGTTTCTGAACGTATTCATGCTGCAGGGGTCGAGAAAGTAAAACCGCTTGCTGCGATCTATATCAATGTATCAGATTATGAAGATCCTTTTGTGACATTTTCATCTTCAAACAATTCTTATTTTTATCCGAAGTATCTTAGACACCATGGCGATAACAATGTATCAAGAAAACAAAGTGATATTATGTTCAACGCTCTCCCAACTGTTGATAGGATCATATATGACAATAGAGAAGTTTCACGTAATGAGTGGGAAGATGAAAATGTAAGTAGCAATCAATTAGATATACCATTTGAAAATAACAAGACAAAGATATACAGTCGAACACCGTCTGGACCACAAACAGCAAATATGGAGCAAGGGTGAAGTTCTCTCGACAACTAACAGAAGCAGTCTTAGTCGGGAAAGCTGGCTGGGGTAGAAACAAAGATATTCCGATCTATCAGATGGATCTTGCAGAAGTAAAAGAACGGTCGGAACGTATTCCAACTGGTGATTATATCAAGGGTATTGCTTTACACAACGGAGAATTTCTTGTGTTTGGTGAGATGAACCTTGAGCATGAAACAGTGGCTGGCACAATAGAATATGATGGGAAGTTTGCTTTCTATCTGTTTAGAAGGATTGCGTGCGGAGCAGAATGGATCATATCAGTTGACACCCCATCAAATAGATTAGCAGAATGGAATGTTGTTGACCCCTTGCCAGATGACCACTGGTCTTTTGGTTTTGAGCGAATGATAATAAAGACTTTCCCTTTTGCAGAGTGGATTGAATTCAATAGTATGCTTGTAAGGGTGAATCCGAAACGCCGTCTTGAACATGGTGATTTTACAGCATCAACAAAGGATTATGAAAAACTCATGGGGCAAGGATGATATTCGAAAGTTCAGAACAGATCAAATAATCTAACCTTCTGTTTCCTCTAAATATCTGCAGTAGTATTCTAGGAGAATATCGTGGCAGACCCAACCCAATCGAAACAACTTGCTGAGTTCATAAAACAACACTATGCGAAATCCTATAATCGCAAGGCATTAGAAAAGGTTCTCGACAAGTCACTCGAGAAGAAGCAGACACAGTTTGAGAAAGCTTTTGCTGCTGAGCTTGAGAAAGCATCGAAGCGATCCGACTCCTTCAATTCCTTTGCTCAGGCAATGGAACAGTCTAATCGAAAGGTCATTGAGCAGATCAGACTGACCAGAGGGTCTCTTGCAGCAAGAGCAGAGAAAGAGCGTCAACGTGGTCTCATCATGTTCAAGAAAGATCTGGTCGACCTGCAGTCAAAGACCAAAGGGATGGATCCTACAAAGGCAGCAAAGGAAGTACGGGATTACATTGCCAAGCAGACTGCAGCAACAGAAGCATTCGAAGAGCATCTTGCTGAGAAGCGGCGGGATATAGAGAAAGTCGGTGAGTATCTGGCAAAACCTGCGACCGCGCTGAAGGATGCTGCCGCAGCAATGATCCGTCGTGGAGAAGAGAAAGGTTCCGTGATCATGCGGAGACTGGGTGGAGCACTCAGCTTTGCAATGGACCCAACAAAGTTCGCCAAGGAGTGGGCAGGAAAGAAAGGGAAGCAGTTCGCCTTTGCCGCTCTCATGAAGACCTCGAGCAAGTTCAGAGCAAGGATCGCAAAGAAAGAACTTGAACGGAAACTGCGTGACCCTGCCTTCATGCTCAAGGTGACGTCACAAGTTATACGCGAGGTTCGTGACAACAAGGAAAAGCAAACAGACGCGATGGCATCGTTGACCAAAGCAACCCTTGCTGCATTTGATGGGTTGAAGAATGCACAGAAAGCATCGTCTGATATGCAAGAAGTTGATGCTACAATGAGAGAGGAACACTCTGAGACCTTGAAAGCTCTGCTTGAGATGTTGTCTGAAGAAAACAAAGACGAGAAAAAGAAAGACGCTGAACTTGAAAAGGAAGAGAGTGGTTTTGTCGCGTCGATGGAAAACACGATCAATGACAAGATGAGCTTCTTCACCAACCACCTCCTTGCCAGTCTTGCAGAAAAGCTTGGGATCAACGCACTTAAAGGAATAGTTCGCGGATTGCCAAAGCTCATTTCAGGGGCAGTGACGACAGCATTGATGAACCCTGCTGTTCTTGTTGCTCTTGCTGCTGCAACACTTGTCTATCTTAGAAACGCAGGGGAAGAAGAAAGGAAGAAGAAAATAGAAGAAGATCGTGTTGCTGCCGAAGATAGGGCTAAAGCACAAGCAGATGAAATAGTTGGAAAGGGTTCTGCAGATGAGGCAGTACAAATTCTAAAAGATGAAGCAGATAAGAAAACGGCTGAAACAAAAAGTTCAACAGATGCTACAAGAAAAGAATTTGAAAACACTGTTAAAGATGATGGTGTAGCAAAATCTTTTATGACCGGTCTTGGAAAATTTGTTGTCGGTATAATTGAAGAATCTCAATTAAATGCTGCCGGTGAAGATATGAGAACGCTGGTTGAAAATACTGCCGCGTTGAAAGCCGCATTGCTTGATACTGTTAATTACCTCAATAAAAATAAAGAAGAACAAAATAATATTAAAAAATTTGGAATGCAGGGGTTTGGTGCAAAATCTTATCGTGCGCCAAGAGATGAAGATATTAAAAAATTCCATGGCGATCTTTCACACGAAGATATTAAAAATATAAAAGATGAATATATAGACATAGTAAAAATTCTTTCTCATAATGCTGAGATTCTTAATCTATTGGAAACTGCAACAAAAGATAAAAAAAATATTGACATAAACAAAGTAATGAAAGAAATAGCAGAAGCAAACATCAAACACATAAAAGAAACAACAAAACCTTTTACAACAGGTGAAATATCTAATATTTTGGTTGATCAGATTAAAGAACAACTTTTACCACAGGTTGAACCAACGAAAGAATATACTGTCCCAACGGTTTCCGCCCCCGCCTTATCATACGTTTCCCCCGGTGTTAAAGAGATACTTATTAAAAAAGAAACTGAAGCTCTTAATGTAGATAAACTTAGCAACAAACTAAACATACTAAACAAAACCATGAAAGCTCTTCCGAAAAAAACTCAGCAAATCGGAGTACAAAAATAAATGACTCCTCAAATAGATTACGATAAGCTGAAGAGGGAACTGCTTCAAGCGGTCTCTGATTCAGTTGCTGCTTTTGCCCAGGCAGTATCGAAGACCGGTGGGAAGGATGATGCTTTTGAAAAGCTTGCGTTGTTCCTTGGAGAGAAAGCACAAGCTGGTCTGCTAGAAGCCTTTGCAGGTAAGAACAGTATTGACGAGTTAGTCAAAGCTCAGCGATCGATCGGTGCAAGGATTCTCACAACAGTCAAAGAAAACTCTGGTGAGATCGAGAAGGTCTTTGGCCCAGAGATGGCGAAGACTGCAACGAAGGTTGCTGAACAGTGGGCGATAGAACGGAAGGCAACATCTAAAGCATCTGTTGCCGGTTTGGGGAAAGTCACCTCAGCTGTTGCCAAACAGGTTGAAGCTGGCAGACGTATGGTTGACGGTGCAAACGCCAGAGCAACCGAACGAAGTGAAGAGGTCGCTGAGAGTATGATGGCTCTCATGGGATCTGGTCGAGACCGTGCTGCCAAGGAAAATTCCTCTGCTGTCAAAGCCCTGACAGATATTTCAGAACGGTTCGACAAAGAACGAGCAGATCAAACAGTGAAGTCTGTTGAGCTGGTGAAGAAATCGATCGAAGCGGTTGGAGAGGGTGGGAAGGTCGGGGAAGAGATGGCAGCAACAGCAAGAAGTGAATCGCTTGCTGCTGCAGAAGATCTCATGCCAGAGACCGTTGATCCTTCATTGTTGCCAAAAGAAATAGAACATCTTGTTAATGATAAACCATCCAAAGCAACTAAGGTCACCATCACTTCAATAACGGCCAATGATCCCGCTGAACAATATGCCGCCGATCAATGGTTGGCAGAACAGAATCAAGAGAGTCAAGAACAGCATGGTCTGTCAGAAGATATTATTGATGAGTTAGATGAACGAGGTAGTGTCAGGAAGAAAAAGAGAACTGCTGCAACCCGAAAGAGTAAGGGTTGGTTATCGAAGGTCCTCATTGGTCTTGGTACTGGAATTGCGGGTGGTGGGCTGTTTGCTCTCAGTAAATTCATGGAAGAAGAACCAGAAGGATTCACAGAAGACCAGGTTGCTCGACTGATAGAAGCTGGTTATACAAAAGAACAACTTACTCAAGTCAGTAAAACTGGTCTTGCACAGATGCCAGTCAATGCTCCGAGAGGTGATAAAGGTCTTTCCTCCGAAGAAATGAATAAACGCAGGCTGATGGATCTTCGAGAAGCTGCCAAGAAGTACGGGGTTATCATTAAAACGAAAATAGAAAATATGCCAGTTTATATAAACCGTGAACTGGCAGAATCACCAGAGGGTGAAAAGTATATCAGATCTCTTGAGGGAGAAATAATAACTGAAACTATTTTTAGACATAATGAGGATTCTATACACTGGCACGGTCTTAAAGCCGATATACGAATATGGAAAAAGTCTGCGGAAGAGATCGTTGAGAAAATGAGAAAATTAAAAGAGGCTGATATTGGAGCAATATATGAATACAATAAAAACAATTTTAATGCAGGTAAAGCTATTTCAGATAGAGGGTTTGTTACTGGGTTGAGTGATCAAGAGTCAAAAGATCTTACTGTTTATAACCACGTGACCGCCCTTAGAAAAGCTGGTTTTACTGAAGGAGGGAAAGGGAATATTCAAGCGACCGGCGAGGTAGCACACATCGATATAGACGCAACCAAAACTTTTACATTTAAGGTAAAAGAGTGGGGGCGAAAACTCATAGCTAAACTGCGGAATAAAACCAAGGACGTTTCAGCTTCACCAACCGTAGAGTCTTCTCCAATGCGGAAAAAATCAGAAGGAATGGATGCTCAACTACCACAAGGAAAGGAACAGAAAACACAACCATCTGTTCCAGGAAAACAAGCCAACGCGACAATAAATACAAGCACGAGCAGTGTTGTTAGCCCGCACCAAAAGGTGTTTGATGATGCAGCAGATACACTGGATGAAGTAAACAAATATTTGCAGAGGTTAACATGATCTCACAAATGATCGAACAACACCTGACGTTTCAAGCGATCTTGATGGCGATCATCGTTAATCTTGCCGTTGAGTTCATCAAAGACTGCGTTGACCACTACGCCAAGGGAAAGAAGATACCTCTGAGGAAGCAGGGTCTCTTTGCCTCAACGTTTGTGATGGGGGCAGGGTTAGCATGGGTCGGGTGTTATGTGAAGCTCCTGGATTGTTCTAGTGACCCGATCTTTGTGGTCGGTGCATGGTATGGTGTTCTTGCTGTTCTGATGTATGCGATCGGTCTGAAAGAGATCTTGACCGCGGTGAAGGGGATCATCAAGAAATGGCTTGGAGGAGAGAAATGAAATTCACTAGGAATCTTTCAGAAAAGATAGGGGGAATCGTGTTGAACGATTTTGAAAAAGAGTTTGACATTTATCTTAACCCAACAGAAAAAGAGTTTGTAAAATTGTTTAATATAGTATCACAAGTAAAAGGAACCCTTACAACGAAAGGAGATCTTATTGTATGGATACATAAAGAATATCCTAAGGGGCTTGAACATGGTAATGTTAGACGTGACCCATTGTTTGCAAAGTATATGAAAGATGCTCTTTACAATTTCTATCTGTTTCGCGACGGGGCAAGACCATATAAAGGTGGGTATGGTAGAATTGTAGAGTGGAGCCTGTCTGATGAACAGTGGAAAGGGTTGTCTAAGTTTTACAAACCCGAAGTGTTGAAAGGCTTGAAAGCTCGTATCCCTGATCTTAAGTGGGCAGTGTTTGGTGACTATATTGTTAATGTAGAAACAGATAAAAAGTACGCGAACTATAACATATACAATGCAGCAAGAATGATTTCACATCTGGCACGGAAAAAGAAATGACAACTTTTCTCCGAGAAAACATATCCCCAATCATAGAAGTCACCAATAAACTTGAAGCTGCAAACATCTTTGCTCAAGATAAGGTTGGAGCAAAAGGTCTTGTCTATCCAGATGGTAAAGTATTCTTGTGGCCAATGTACCCAGTGGGTGGAACAATAGAACATGAGGATGCTGCATATCAAATACAATATTCGAAAATGCACAAGAACAAACCCATCTTTTCTTTCTACTGGTGGAAGAGATACGCAGGGATAACAGAAAATGTTATCACAGAATCGGTTTCAAACACGACAGGATTTTACCCAAAGTTCTTGGCAAAGCATGATGATGGAAAGTACACAACAAGGAAAGCGACACCACTGTTAGAGTGGATCCCATGTGATTGGATTTGTTTTGTTGATGCTTTCATAGATTGCAAAACAAAAAAGGTTACAATGACCAACACCCCGATGGGTGATCTTCGTTGGATAACTAAAAAAATACAGGGGTAGAAACATGACAACGTTCAATCGGTTGATTCAAGAGAAGTTGCTCACAGACTACAAAGGAGAGGAGTTCTATATTGGGTCCTCTGGTGGTGGTCTTGAGAAACTAATGAATGCTTCACCTTCTGGTGTGCTCAAGGGTTCGGTCCTTGTGACAGGCGATCTGATCGTCTGGATTGAGATGGGGCACTCTGAAGCGTACAAGCTTGTGCCAGAGATGAAACCTTTTGCAACCAAAGCACTCTACAACTTCTACTTGAATAAAGACTTTGACCCGATGAGCACAGGTAAAACGATCGCTACCAATGTTGTGGAGTCGAGTGCTTCTAACGACAAGAGCTTCTCATCCGAACAGAAGAAACTGTTTCCGAAAGCCAGTGGCAAGTACAGCGCAAGCGTGGTCGATACCATTCAGCTCAAGATCCCATTTGCAGAATGGATCCTGTTCGATGACGCGATCGTTGATGCGCAGTCTGGCGAGATCGTCAAGAAGTTCAGCAATGTGAAGGGTGGGATGTGGTTGAAGGCGGTGTCAAACTTCTTCAGAGAAAAGAAATGATCTTCACCCGCAATATCCACGAATCAAAAATTTTATATGGCAATACTGATTTCCCAGTTTATAAAAACCCAACCAAAGAAGAGATGCAAGCAGTTTTCAATGCTACAGCCGGTGAAGCAAAAGGACTCATGCTTCGTAATGGTGGTGATGTCTATGTGTGGCCAAGCTTATATAACACTTCAGAACATTCTGAAGTGTTTAACGAGTTGAATATTAAAGAACAAGACGTCTGGATAACATTCTATATGTGGATGAATCCTTCTGCTTTCTTTAGACTGTATCGTGGCGATAGTATTGATGTGTCCGCTGACTTTGATGTTTTTATTAAAACCAGCGTGTCATCAAATGTAAGATTTGGTTTGTTCTCTCGCGTTGTTGACAAGTGGTCTACACAGCTTGGTGCAAAGCTGAGGAATATTCCAGGGGCACATTGGATTACTCTTCCCGCTAGGTTGTATGATCTTGATACGCTTCAGCAAGTGAAAGTCGGTAACACATACGAGGCAATGAAGACGGTACTGTTGGGAGAGTACAAAGATGATATTTGAGAGAACCCTCAGCGAGTCCACTGTTGTTGGGAAGATGCCGAACGGCGGGGATATATGGAAAGTTAATACTGACGAAGCTAAAGCACTACTTGTTACAGAAACCAGAATCAAGGGGATGGTACTCAGACCCGGTGAAGGGTGGGGAATGTCTGGTCTGCCTAGGATATATGTATGGGGTGTTGGGGAACATACCGCCGGTATGGCTGAACTTATTAAAAAGAAAGCCGCAGGATTTAATATCGAAGATGTTTCCTTCACCTTTTATGCGTATGATAAAAAGGCTGGAGGTAAAAACATTATAGATCTTGCCACCCCATCAAACAATCTCAACTGGTGGTTGGGTAAAGACTTTGAAGGAATGCACGATCTGGCGACTGAATGGTATCGTGCAGAGGTTGTAGAAGAAGTGAAGAACGTTTTCCCTTGGGCAGAGTGGTTGTTCTTCAGCAATGCGATCGTCGATCTTACAAACGGGAACGTTGCGAAAGAACAGAATGCTTCGTCTGAGTGGATCGCAAAAGGTTTAATCAAAGAACTGAAAGGGTTGAGAAAATGATATTCAACAGAGTTCTTAAAGAATCAATCGATGTTGCATATGATAATGCGAAAGGTTTGGCTGTTAAAAAGATGACAGCAAGAGAAATACAAAAGCGGGTGAAGACTCTTAATCCTATGAAAGGTCTTGCTCTGACAAACGGAAATCTTTTCGTTTGGGTTAATGGAAGAGGAGAACATCTAGAACATCGTGATGCCTTTCATCTTTTGCAAAATGCAAAAATTCCAGGGGTCAAACCAGAGAATCTTGCTTTTACCTTCTACGCAGACAAAGAAGATAGTTATGGAGAAACGTATATTGATCTTGCCACCCCATCGAATGAAGCATGGTGGTGGAAAGGACACGGTGAAGGTTTTTCAAACTTGCTAAACAATGTTAAGTATACACCAGAAACAGCAGAGATGTTGAAGAAAAGATTCCCGCTGGTAAAGTGGTTTGTCTTTGATAATGCCATTGTTGATGCAACAAACGGAAGATACCTTAATGATAATTGGGCAAGTTCGCTTGTTACCATGAAGCGGTTGATGGGTGAGCTGAGGGGGCTGAGATGATATTTGAACGTCGTCTACCTGAAATACACTCTGATCCAGATGAAGATAATAGGGTAGAAGAAATAATAACATTTATCAATCCGTCTGTCAATGAAGTAAAAGAAACTCTTGATGAAGGTGAAGGCGAAGGTAAAGGCATGATGATGAAAAATGGGGATGTAATTATTTGGCCAAACGCAATAGGAATTAATGCCGAACACCTTGGGGCCGTGAGTGAATTGGGGTATGACGACGACGATGTTCAGTTCACTTTTTACTTCTTTGATAACGGTGAAACATACAAACATACAAACTGGGAACACTTTGATCCTTCGCTGAATCGTCATCTCCCAAATACCGGGATGATCATCAAGTCTAGTATATCCTCTGCTCCAGGGTGGGGAACTTTTATGAAAGCGTCTGATAAGTGGAACCCGGTCAGAATGAAAAAACTTATCGATCTCTTGCCAATGACACAATGGATTATATTACCAAAATGGGTGATCAATGCAAACACCATGGAAAAAGTGATGAGAACAGAAACATTAGGACCGTTGGGTATTATCTTAGGAGCAACGGAATGATATTCGAAAGAAGGCTTTCAGAAGAACTGTTTTTTACTACACCGGAAACAGATAACGATATGGAAAAGAACGTCTATAAAAATCCAACAGCTTCTGAATTTGAACAACTGTTTCGAGAGGCAGAAGGTTTTAATGACCAAACAACCAGAATCAAGTTGGCGCTTTCAACAGACGGAAATCTCTATGCTTGGTCAGAAGGTGAACACACAGATATGATAAACGATGCTGATATTTTATATAGCAAAATCAAAATGACTATGTACCTGTATCAAAACGTTTCTGATCCAATTCACAAATGGGATGATGACGGAGAGTATAGAGATCTTCCGGTTATCGAAGGACTGGTTCTCAACACTAGTGTTTCTTCAACCCCATCATGGGGTGCTTTTCCCAACGCAACAAATAGAATAACACCAACCCTTGCAAAGATATTAAAGAAGCGTATTCCAGCTCTGAAGTGGATCCTTGGGAATGAAGTTCTTTTTGACACAGAGGGTAATAGACTACCACCAAAGAAATCAGATTGGTCGGCTATTCTGAAGATCATGGCACACGAAGGTCTTCAGAAAAAGCAATAATTCTCCTCCTGTAAATAACAATAGAACAACGTTTATTAGAGGTTGAACAATGTCAGATCCAGTGCTTCCTAAAATCGAATTGCCAGTTATTCCTTCAATACCCGTAAAGACACTCGAAGACCAAGTGAAGGTGCTTGCAGAGACTCTTGCCCTTCAAGCTGAAGAAGCGAGAAAGAAAGGCAGACCACGTCTCATCAGAGCGTGGGAATGGTTCATGGATAACAATGCTTGGATCGCGTGGGTCCTTGCGCTTCTCATCACCCTGGTCGCATGTGGTGCTGTTTATAAGTGGCGAGATGCAGAAGCAAGGGTGACTGCAGCAACGACAGCAGGGACGAACTCTGCTCTCGAGAGAGCGATCGGTGCGAATGCTGAGAAGGCGAAGGTCGTTGCGAAAGAAGGAAAGACCACCGCGAAGGGAAACCTTGTGTATTCAAACTTTGAAGATGCTGATGCGGCATTCAAAGAAGCAATGTCTGCCGCGAAAGACCAAAAGAAGAGCCAGTAAATAGTTAAGAATACTTGGATTGTGTAAGGAGAGAATTCGATGAAAGCCTTGCTTGTTGGGTATGGTGAAATCGGTAAATCTGTGCAAACAGTGTTCGGTTCCTTTCATGATCTTCGAAATGTTATTGATCCCAAGTATAACACCCAAGTAGAAAACGTTGAGTACGATATTCTTCTGGTTGCTTTTGGATATAGTGAAAACTTCGAAGAGGTTGTTCGACAATACCAGATAACCTTTAATATCAAACACACTATTATTTTCAGTACAGTTCCAATCGGAACATGTCGCAGACTTAATGCTTGTCACTGCCCAGTTGAGGGTAAACACCCAGACTTGGCAGAGAGTATTAAAATCACTTCGAAGTGGTTGGGCGGTTCAGATGAAAAGTGTTTTGAATTTGTTTCTTCTGCTGGGTTTGATGTTAAAATAACCGAACCAGAACACACAGAGTTCTTGAAGTTGCGCAGTACAACTGTGTATGGTGTGAACATTGAATTCGCGCGGTACTCGAAGGAGTGTTGCGACAAGCTCGGGATGGACTATGATCTGGTAAAAGAATGGGATACGTGGGTCAACAAACTCTATAGTGATATGAATATGGGATGGGCAACTCGTTATATTCTGGATGCTCCCATGGGACCGAAGGGTGGACATTGTGTCACACCAAATGCCAAAATACTTGACAAGATTTTTCCAAATGATCTTGTTAAAATTGTTGCAGAGGAAAAGAAACTTACATGAAAAAAAGAGAAAAAGTAGTTCGTCAAATTGTAAGGGTGAACGGGCGATCTCTCATTCGTAGAATAGTGACACAGGTTGGTCGATCACAGGTTGAACGTCTATTAAAAGACAAGAAGGGGGAAAAAAAACAAAAAGATATTATACCTGATCCTATTCATCACGATACTTTTGTCTACATAGAAATACTAAATGGTGAACTCTCAAAAATTGTTTCTCCTGAAGAGTATTCAACACTTCCTGAACTGTTTGAACATTATTCTCAGAGGGAAGAGGGGGAAGGAATACTAATCTTCCGTAATTGGAATGAAAAAGCATATTCTGAAAAGATCCAGAAGTTCATTGACTATCTTCTAAGATTCAAGGAATTCTGTCAAGAGTATTCTGTTGATTATTGTAAAGGGGTAATTCTTTCGGGCGAAACTCAAACCATCATAGGGTATCAGGAATTCAATGTACTTCAGCAATTGAAAAGATTTGATGTTTTATATATTGATAAAGAAAACTGTTCATTCTATCTTTCTAATAACATCAAAGACTTCGGTGATTTCACAAGGATGATATCAGAACACGGTAATTTGTTTGTGGTTAATAATGAACAATAACCCTTTTAGATTCTTTGATGCGATCTATGTAATCAACATGGATTTCTGTTTAGACAGATGGATGAAATTTCTTCAGCTTGCAAAAAAATACGACATACCAAATCCAATAAGGTTCCCCGCTTTTCGCCACGAGGTTGGGAGCTTTGGTTGTGCACACTCACATCGTCTAATCTTGAAAGAGGCTAGGCGAAGAAAGCTTTCGAACGTCTTGATATTTGAAGATGACGTAGATTTCATATACTCTCCAGATTTTACTTTGACATGTTTATCTGGTGCGATCAAACGGTTGGGACGGGCCGAGTGGGATCTGTTCTACTTGGGGATTAACCCGAAGAACTCCAGACAGAAATTTTTTCCCGACCTGTTCGAAAAAACGCCTGGAACCCTCTTTGTACCAAGGGATGAGTTCTACGGAAGGTTTGCTTACGCGGTCAATAGTCAGTCGTTTAACGTATACGATAACATCACTAACGAAATAGAAAGGTTTTCACCCGCCGATCGTGGTGATATAGTTTTGATGAACTCTAAAAAGATGAAGCACATGATATGGCCGTGTTTGACAGTTGTAAGTGATGCGGCAAGCTTTACCGGGTTTCAAAATGAAAAGTTAAAAAGTGGACTCAATAAAAAAAGCAGGGAAAAGATTTTGTTAAAGTATAGGAGTAATGGCTTGCAATATACAGAAAGACTAAAATGAAAATCAATGCAATTATTACAATCTATCGGCGACCAGAAACAGCAAAGTTACAAATCGAACATCTTCTCAATCAGTCAGAAGGAAAGTTACAATATAAAGATATATACGTATGGCACAACAAAAGTGATGTTGTGTTTGATTTGAATAGTATAAGATCTCTAGGTGTAAACATTATTGAAAGTAGTTGGAATACTAAATTTTGGGGAAGGTTTACTATCCCACTATTATTAGATTCTGATTATGTAATGATTTTGGATGATGATATTTTACCTCAAAAAAAATGGATAGAGAATTGTTTACATACAATTGAAAGTAAAAACACCAACGGTATCCTGGGTGGGTCTGGTATTTTGTTGCCGGAAACCGGTTATAAAAACCACAAAAAAATAGGGTGGAATGGTGTTCACTTATCTTCCCCCACTGAAGTAGATCTGGTTGGTCACAGTTGGTTTTTTAGGAAAGAGTGGGCAAAGTATATTTGGAGTGAAAATCCGTACACGTGGAATAATGGTGAAGATATAATGTTTTCTTACCTAGCACAAAAATATGGAAAGATCAAAACCTTTGTGCCACCACACTCAGAGAAGTCAAAAGATCTTTGGTGTACGAATCAAGAGTATAGTATGAAAGTTGGAAATGATTCTCGTGCATCATATAAGAAAAAGACGCACATGGGTGAACGCGACCAGTGCGTAGAACACTGCAAAGGCAAAGGTTGGCAAATATTGCGCGAAAAGAAGGATGTGCCTTTACCCGAACATAATAAATTTTTCTCTTTTGGTGTCAACGATATAGACTTGAAACGATATGTTGAAATAGAAAAGATTAAGAAAGAACAAGGAGAATATACTGTCACGGCGAATATGGCGACGTTCAAAAAACGAAAGGAGTTTTTACCGTACGTTGTGCGGGAGGTTTTGCCGTGTGTGGACAGATTACGAATATATCTGAATGACTATGACGAGATACCTGACTTTCTTGTTCACCCCAAGATCGATGTTGTTTTTGGTAAAGGAGACATACGAGCAAAAGGAAAGTATTATTTTCTTCCTACTTCCTTCGAAAAACAATACTACTTTTCAATCGACGACGACTTTATATATCATCCGAGTTATTTTTTGAAATCTATTCAATACCTAAAGAAAAATCAAACCCACGTTATTTCAAACCATGGGGTTTTAATCTATTACAATAACAACGATCAAACATATAAGCAAACATATAAAAAATACAATAGTGGTGCTCTAGATTGCTTGAATGATCACGAGACAAACATTTTGGGTACAGGTATGTTGTGTTTCGACGCGGCGTTTACTAAGATACCATATACGAAACAGGTATTTCCTTTCAATGGAATGATCGATTTGTGTATGAGCAAGTATCTTCTTTCTCATAAGAAAAAGATGGTTGTTCGCGCACACAGAGCCGACGAAATATTTTCTCTACACGAGGAGAGCAGATTCAAAACTGCAGACTTGAATTATAAACTAAGTAATGATAAGCAGTTTGAAAACCTTCGTATTAAATTTCTTATAGAAAATCAACAGCTTTTCAACGGTAAATATAAAGAACTAACCGAGGGAACAAATGAAAATTCCGAAGTTTAATTATTCAGTTCGCGAGAAAACAGTCGCAGACATCATGATGTCACTTCCACCATTCAAAACATTCTTGAATGTTGGTTTTCACAACTGGGAAGACCCCCGTCGGCATTGGTGGATAAAGATATGTGAAGAGAATCAGATTAACTGGAAGATTGTTGAGATTTTTATCAAGAATGTCGAGGACGCAATTTCGGCGGGGTGCCCTGTTGAAAAAATACAAATAGGAAACATCGAAGACGTTGAAAACCTTCCGCAAGCTGATTGTCTTCTATACTGGCATGGGCCAGAACACAACAAGAAGGAAGAATTTTTGAAAATTTTGCCTCATCTTGAAAAAAAATATCAGACGTTGATTTTTGGTATGCCACTCGGTCACGAACCGCAGGGTATTGCATACGGTAATATTTTCGAAGTTCATGTTTCTCATTGGCAACCAGAAGAATGGTTGAATCTCGGGTACGCTGTTAGTGAAATTCATGATCATCAAAAATATCCGCACATTACCGTTCACAAGATACAAAAATGAAAAATTTCAAATCTGACTTTACATTTTTCCTCAACAAGATCGAAAGACAAGAAAACTTTTCCCTTAGTAGGTGGGGAGATGGCGAAATGTGTATCCTACAAAATACAAGCATCGATCTCCTGTCAAAAGGTAATGGTGAATTTGATAACAAACCGGACGATGATGCATACGATAAATCGAGACAATTAATGAATGAAGCCTTCACTTTTCAAGATTCTACATACTACATCGGAATCGGTTGTCGGTGTTGTATTGGAGAGCAGAAATTTGAAAAGATGAAAACACTTTCTCAACAGTCAATCGAAAATCTGACGTGGGCTAACATTTTTGTAAATTCAAATTACAGACTGTTTTGTGAACAGTTTATACCCGCCCTTCAGAAACGTAACAATGTTCTCATCTCTCACCGTGATGCGGTGATCGATCAGAATTTCCCTCTTCGGGTGAAATCACATTTCAAAGTTTCACCCAATGCGTGGGTTAATTCTATAGATACAATCGATCAGATAAAAAGATATATTGCAGATAACAATCTGAAGAACGTCGTATTTCTTTTCGCCGCCGGTCCTTTTGCGAACTTGGCGGTGTACGAATTACATAAGTTCAATAGAGACAATACATATCTTGATGTGGGTTCTGTTTTTGATAAAATGTTAAATCTCAAAGTCACTCGTCGATACTTGCTCAATGGACCAACACTAAACAAAACTTGTATATGGTAGGTGCAACATGAAAAGTTTTAACGCGAATGAATACTGGGAAAAGAGGTACGTTGCGGGTGGAAATTCTGGGAAAGGTTCGTACAATGAACCTCATCTCTTTAAGACGGCAGTCGTTAATGAATTTATCGAAGACAACGATATAAAAACCATTTTAGATATGGGGTGTGGGGATGGGCATTTCGCATCTTCCATAAAAGTTAAAAGATATATCGCTTATGATGTATCTCCATCAATAATCGACATTAACAAAATCAAATATAAAGACAAAAAAAATATATCTTTCACAAACGATCTTTTACAGGTAAACGAAATAATCGACTGTACGATTTCAATAGATGTCATATACCATGTTACCAACACCGCGGAATACAAAAAATATCTTGCGAACCTATTCAACATGTCAAACAAATACTGTATAATCTACAGTTCGAATGTTAATCAAGACGAAGAATTTATACAAAAATACCATCCAACCTCGCACGTCTTTCATCGTCAATTTACAAAAGACATCGATTTTTCAAAGTGGAAATATTTTGATTACTTGAAAGAGAAGAATAAAACAACCGATCTTTTGGGTTCCTTTTTCTTCTTTAAGCGGATTTGAAGAATGCCGACACAAAAAATAAAACTTGCTTCTTTTAACAAAGAGATATACATTGATATTCGTTATCCAGAAAATGATGTTCTGTCTCGCGGTCTCCTGAAGAATAATTGTTTTTACGAAGAAGTGATGTTAAATTATATTTTGAAAAATATACAAACCTCTGATAAAAAATATATAGTAGATGTTGGTGCAAATATCGGTAACCATACTTTATTTTTTAGTCTTTTGTGTAACAATATCGGTATAATTGCCATCGAACCATATGAAAAAGTTTTTACTATATTGAAAGAAAATATAAGATTGAATAACCTAAAAAACGTTATGACGTATCCGGTTGCATGTGGAGCCGATCATTCGTACTGCGATTTGGTCATACCTGAAAATGAAAATCTGAGTGGTTCGACTAGTATCATACCCGGTTCCAGTATACCCGTTGTACCCCTGGATGATCTCGTTAGAGATCAACCGGTATCGTTAATTAAAATTGACGTTGAAGGATCCGAAATAAATGTATTAAAAGGTTCGACGAAAATCTTGTCTCGTATCCAAGATCCACCAGAACTTATTGTTGAAGCGAGATTTTCAGATGATAAAATACAAATAGACAAATATCTCGAAAAGTTTCATTATAAAAATATACAGAGAATCATGACATCAACACCAACTTACCATTACAAAAAATGAGAGGGTGTGTTGAGATAAAAGGTGGGATGGGTAATCAACTCTTTCAATATGCTTTTGGTCGATCACTTGAAGAAAACAACCCAGGTTTTTCTGTGAGTTTTGATTTGTCATGGTTTGAAAAACAATCAAAAAGAAAATTTGAACTTGGTGCTTTTAATATTCACATGAAAAAACATATTGGTAATTGTGTGTTTCAACAGAAAAAAGAAAACGGTTATCACTATCAACCCAATCTTTTATCACCAACAGTGGATCAAAAGTTCATAGGTTATTTTCAAAGTGAAAAATACTTTTTATCAATTGCAAATAAAATCCGAAATGAAATATCGTTAGTCGGTGAACAACCAGATCCACGACCAGCTGCTGGTGCTATTTCTATTCATGTACGACGTGGTGATTATGTTGAACCGAAAATAAAAAAGAACCACGGTATTAAAGATATAGATTATTATAAAAGAGCACTTGAAATGATCTTATCTAAAGATCGTTCTATTAATAAAGTTCTAATTTTTCATGATACTATTCAACCTGGGGATATGATTCTTTCTGATATTAAAGCTTTAACTAAAAGTAAAAAGATGATTGTACAATTTGCAAATAAACAGCAGAGTGATGCACAAGAACTTATACTGATGTCAAAATGTCACCATCACATTCTTGCAAACAGTTCTTTCAGTTGGTGGGGAGCTTGGTTAAATCCCAACATGAAAAAGATCGTTGTTGCTCCTAAAATATGGTTTGCGGTGGATGCAGTAAGAGAACACAACACAAAAAATCAACTTCCTGATGGGTGGCTTCGAGTATGAGACCAAACTCACGCATGGTTAGAAGAGTACGTGTAGCTGGAAGAACAATTTCACAAAGGGTTGTTGTTAAACCACAACACTCCCCAAAAATCAAAGAGACCATCGAAACACCAGAACAAGATTTTTCTTCACCAAAAATAACATCTGGGATTCTTTCTATTATGATGCCTGCAAAGAATGCTGGCAAGACAATTGTTGTGGCTGTAAAATCTGTCCTTGAACAAGTTATTCAAGATGGATGGCAAATCGAACTGTTAGTTGGTGTTGATGATTGTCAAGACACTCTTGATGCTTTAACACCGCTTCTATCTGATCCTCGTCTCAAAGTTTTCAAATCTATTGTAAATGTTGGCCCATATATTATGCGCAATTCTCTTTTTCCTTTAACGAAAGGAACATATGTTGGATCTTTCGATGCAGACGATGTGATGCTTCCAGAAAACCTTTTCAAGATTATTTCATATATCAACTGTGATCCGCAAATGGATTGTATTACAAGTGTTCTTCAATATGCAGACAATAAAATGAAACCTCAATATAAAAGAAAAATGGATGGAAACAATAGTGGAGCGATCTATCGTCGTGATGTTATTGAAACACTTGGAGGATGGTTACCTTGGAAATGTGCAGCAGATCTAGAGTTCAAAATTAGAGTGAAAGCAAAAGGGTATAAGACTAAAAATCTTTTACATACCGGTTGTTTATATCGTAGACACGAAGGTCAACTTACTAAACGAGCAGATATTGGGTTAGGATCTTTACAAAGAAATCAATATCATGCTGAAATTAAAAAGCGTCAATCGGATTGGAATCAGAAAAAACCTGTTGGATATGTAGAACCTGTAAAAACACTTCTAATAAATATCTCTGAGACTTAGGAGTTTGATAACATGAAGAAATTATTTCTGATCTGTCTGCTTTCGTTGATGTTGAGCGGGTGTCTCTTTCACTTTGTTCCGACCTACAAGGCCGAGTCCAAGATGAAAGTTGACATTGCTGCGATCGATGACTTCAACTTCAACCTTGACTATCCTGGTGACATCACGGGAAAGCGGTTCGTTCTCTCTGGTGAGGAGGGTCGATGGATTGACATCCTCGAGTACAACCGTGTGATCGGCTTTGTGAAACAACGCAATCAATTGAGGGACACCGGTGAACTGTTGATCAAAGAACACACGGCAAAAGTGGAAGCATTCAATCTGTTTGTGAAGGATTACAACGGTCTGGTCGATGAAACAAACACAAAGGAAACACAGCTGACGGTTTGGACATATCTTGGAACAGGTGGATGGGCAGTTACCCTGATCCTATTACTCATTATTTTGCTCTGACCCAGAAGCATAAATACTTCATGTGGCTATCGTTAACCCAGTAAGGAGGAATAGATCATGGCGGCAGTAAACAGAATCGCCCCGGGTGTGCAGATCAATGAGATCGACAACACTGTCAGCGGGTTCGAGACCGGCCTTGGTGGCGGTGCAATTCCGGTTCGTCTTGAGAAAGGACCGATCGGAAAACCCATATACGTCAACTCGCGTGAAACGCTGGAGAAGTTCGGTGGTTGGCCGATCGTCGGTTACAACCTTGAAGATTGGAACTACGTCGACAACGTGTTCTTCTATTCGCCGAACGTCATCCTTTGCCGCGTTGAGAAGACTGAGGATGCGGTCGATGTTGAGAATAACCTGATCGACGTCAAAGCGAACAACTCACAGGTCGGTGTCTGGCAGAGCGGTCACTATGCTGCTCAGGACACTCTCAGCGATCTTCGCAAGATCATGGCGATGCTCGATGACACGACATTCGACACCCTGCTCGATTACCTCGACTATCCGGGAACGGATGCAGAGACCACCCCGGTCCTTGAGCAGATCGATACCGCGTGTCTCATTAAGAACCCCGATGATGTGGATGACACAAACTTCTATGCCGACCAGGATGAAGCCCGCGCAGAGCACAAGCTTGTTCTGAAAGACAGTGGTGCATTCGTTGCGTCCAGTGTTGCGGCAGGTGACGTTTTGTTCCTTGGTACCTTCGACTCGGCCGATGCGGTCACCGAAATCCAAGCGACCGGTAAGGTCATGGATATTGACAAGTATGCGGTCCTCTCGCTGACCGGCGTTGATCTGTACAAGATGACCCGTATCCTTAAACGCGATGTGTATGGTCGTCAGGCAACGATTCCCTACGCCGACTCTGCGGATTCGGAGTATGTGGAAGCGGGAACAACGACAGACATGATCCTTAAGGTCGACTCTCCGATCTATAAGGTTGTGAATGCGATCACTGGAGCGGGTGACAGTGGTGATCCTTATGTGGTCACAACGTCTTTCGAACTGCTTGGTACCGTGAAAGAAGCGGTTGCCTTCGATACTGATGATGCAACGGCACACGACGTTAAGGTCGTCCTTGCTGGTGATGACAGCTCTGTCACGATCGCAACAGATTTCTTGACGACTGTTTCGACAACTGAACGTCTGACTCTGTGGTTTGAAACCGCAGATGGCACAACGGTCACGCCTTATGATGGTGGCACTTCGGATATGGCGACAAACCCGATCTTCGCGCTTGCAGAAGCTTTTGATCGGATGAACGACGTGTCCTTCTTCTATCATCGTGAAGAGGATGAGACCGCCAACACCTTCGCCAACTGGTCTTCGGCTGATGGCATGTACTCGATCAGCTACAGTATCGCAGGGTTCGAACTGACAGTGATCCCGAGGGGTGCTGAGGAAACTCAGTCGACGAAGATCACCGATGAGTACGAAGCCTTCCGCTTTGTTGCGGCAACACCCGGTCCGTGGGGTGATCGTGAGGTTCTCACCGTGTCGATCTGTGACATGGCTCACTTCGATGATGACATGTCCTCGAGCTTCGATTACAAACCCACTGTTGATGCGAACTCGACCAGCGGTTACGAAGAGGATCAGGTCGCGGTAGTGATCAAGCGCAATGGTGCAGTGGTCTACAAAGAGATCGGTTCGATGGATCCCGCTGCCAAGGACAATGCCGGCGCAACTCGCTACATCGTTGAGATGATCAACCGTAAGAACTACGTCTATATGGGATTCAACCCCAACATCTTCCCCGAGCCGGGAGTGTACACCGTCGCGTTTGAAACCGCGATCGATGCTCCTCTTGACGGTGGTTGCAACGCAACTCGTCTTGCGACCGACGGGACGACATCTTACACCCCGTTCGTGACCGATGATGTGGATGATGCTCTCGAGATGCTGAAGGACAAGGATACGGTCGATGTGAACTATCTTGCGGATGGTGCCTGGGCAGGCGATCAGAATGTGTTCGAACTGTTGAAGACATATGCTTCCGTCCATCGCCCTCACAAGTTCACCTGCTTGACCGGTCCCGATCCGGATGACGTGCGTGGTCGTATGTACAGCTCGGATGTCGTTGCCGTCCTTCTGGACACATACTCGTTCGTCCCGAGTGGCAACGAGTCGTCTCAGTATGTCGACTTCTATGCGAACGCAAAGAAAGTCATCGACCCGATCAACAACGTTCCTGTGTGGATCTCCTGCTCGTCTGATGCTCTCGGCTTGCATCTGGCCACTGATCGGAACCTCGATGTGTGGTGGGCGGTTGCTGGGACCCGCCGTGGTGTCCTGAAGAACGTCGTGCAGATGGCATGGAATCCTACCGATGATGATCGTGAGACCATGACAAAGAACCGTCTCATCCCGGTGATCTACAAGCGTGGGATCGGTCACATGATCTTCGACACGATCAACACCTACAACATCAAGTCGGATCTGGCCGACAACTACAACCGGAAAGCTCTGAACTACTTCGAGACCAACACTGAGAGTCTCGTTCAGAATTTCCAGTTCGAGTTCAATGATGCCCAGACCCAGTACGATCTCAAGCAAGCTCTCGAACCGTTCTATCGCAGAGCTCTGACTCGGCGTGGTCTTCGTAAGGCAGCTGAGATCATATGCGACAACACGAACAACACCGCTGATGTGGTCGCGGCAAACAAGCTCGCGGTCACGATCAAGCTCCAGCTTCAGAAAATTGCGAAAATTTTGGAGTTGAATTTTTATCTTGAGAAGACTTCTGCATAAGGCAACTATCTGACTTTTCCTCTGTGTCTAATCCACTCACCTCTTAAAATTTCAGGGGAATCTGAAAAAGTATATATTATAGTTCCATCTTGTTTTCTATAATACGTTTTCACAACAATAAGCAGTTTAAGTTCACCAGTTTTTATTCTATCATCGGTAACCTTCACTTTTATTTTTTGACCATCGGGGGTTATAACTTTTACCATTGATTTTTTTGCTTCACTTTGTTTTTTCTTTTGTTCTTCTGATTTTGGTTTTCCTTTCATATGAGAAAAACTTTCCCACTCATTAGTTTTTAATCGAGAATCATTGTCTGCAAGTCTTCTAACCTCACCTGTTATTTTTGATCTATATACTTTTCTTCCTTTCAAAAACGGAATTAACTCACCAGAAATAACACGAAGGTCATCCCAGGTTGTTTGAATTTTTTTCCCCGTTTTTTTATCAACACAAACAACTTTTCCAATACTGTAATGAGTATATTTTAATTCCCCCGTTTCTAAACGAGGATCAGTATTTTTTATATAAAGAATTTTTCCGTTTTTATCGATAGCATGACAATGTGTTTTTCTCTCATTTCTAATCTTTTCTTTTTGAACATTAGATTGTTTTAATCCTTTTGTAGGATATACAAGTTCACCTTTTTCAATTCTAGGGTCATCAATCTTTACACGAAAATGTTTTCCAGTTGAAACCTCTTTGACTGTGACAGTTCCTTTCATACAAGATACAAGTTCACCAGTCTCTAATCTTTTATCATCAACAGAGATTCTAAAAATTTCACCATCTTTATTAACTGCACAAGTTTTACCAACATTCATTCTTAGAGGTTGGAGTTCTCCAGTTTCCCAGCGAGGATCGTCTTTGTCAACTTTCATATTTTTATTTGTTTTGATATTCTTGGCCATACGTTTTCCAACCCATGTACTTTCTATTTCTCCGGTTTGAAAACGAGGATCGTCTGGTTTCACCCAACAAATTTTTCCAGAAGATTTTACTCTCACAAATTTCATTCCTTTTGTTTTTGCAAAGGTCCCACCAAACCCACCAAGACAGATGTTGTACGTATCTTTTCTTGCAATAAAATCTTCATTCACAATAAGCGCCTCAATATCAAGAGCGTCTTTTGGATTATCAAATTCACCAAGAATGATTCGTTTGAAAGAATCTCTTCCATGTTTTTTGATCGCCGCACGAATTAAATCACCAGACCCCAGGTAACCATCATTCATATTATTTGTGTTGTGTACACCTATGTAGAAATGTTCATTGACCAAATTAGTTGTTTGATAAATAAAATGGTGTTTTGCATCATACATCAATTTTCTGTTTGTCATCTTATTCTCCCTTGTTGTTTATTGTATTTAGCTTTATACTCGAAAAGTATTGCTCCATTTCTCCCCAGTGTTCTCCGGAGACATTAGCAAGAAATAGAATGCGGTGAAAATTTTCAGTTTTCTGACCCTGTAAATATCTATGAACATTGAGGGTGAAGAGAATGAAACAGTCTTTTCGAGAGCTTTATGATCTTGAACTTATAAAACTTCCTCACAAAGAGTTTGTTCGTAGGATGAAAGCCTACGATGAGGCGATCGAAAAGATAGAAGTTCTCAAGGATCGTTTATCAAATATAGATCTCTTTCATCGGAAGGTCAAGGAAGAAGAGCAGAAGTATTTCGTGCATGACCAGTCGACCCAGAGAACATGTGAACGTCTTTCTCAAGAGTGTGAGAAGAACAACAAGATCGCTGGGGCAAGGAGACACTTCATCAATACAGATGCTCGAACTCAAAGACGTCGGACGAAAAACAAACACGCATATGATGTGTACACCTTCTACACGGTTTCTCTTGATCGTGTTGGTCTGATGGACACAATTGAGAAAAGTGAACTGTATCAAAGACAGTTTGACCCGGTCAGAGAGTTACAAGTCCTCGAGCAGATCGACAAGTACATGAACTTCTTCTTGACGGATGAAGGGCAAAGGACTGGAACCTTTGATCGAGCCAACGGTGTGTGGTATCACGACATGCTCATCGAAGATCTTCACTGTTGTATCAGAGGTCTGTGCGAGAAAGTGGTCAGAGGTTCTGGACCACTGCGGCAACTGCTCAAACATTCTGCGCCGCGAGATGTTGAATTGTGGGGACCTGAGGATGGTGAGATCGATAAGAAAGATCTGAAGGGACTGTTGAAAGGATATGTCTCTCTGAACCTTGGTGTGAACACGAGACTTAAGATACGTTGACTCACTGGTCTGGCATAACTTCGAAGACTTGATACAAGATAAAGATAAGATATTCGCTGCCGCTCAATCGTATTACACCTTATATTGTTAAAGCCCGCGGAAAGAAGTTGATAGTGGGTTGAAATTACTTGGAGATATTTTACCCCGCTTGGAATGTTTAATGATTTCAAAAGAGCACTAAATATGAATGACGGTAAGTGGATCTGTGTGTAGCAGACCCACGGTCGAAGGAGAAGGTTCTTCGATTGTCCCGTCGGAATATTTAACGGGTTGAAGAGAGGGAATCACATGGAAAGGAAAGTTCACCACATTTTGTACAAGATCACAAACACACAAGACGGGAAGTTTTATGTCGGCGCCCATTCGACAGAAGATCTTGACGATCGGTATTTTGGAAGCGGTACAAGGATTATCAGAGCTGTTAAGAAGTATGGAAGAGATGCTTTTATAAAAGAGATTGTCTGTGAATTTGAAAACGAATTTCAAATGTATCATGCTGAACGGTTGTTGGTTGATGAAGATTTTATCAAAAGAGATGATACATATAACATAGTTGTTGGTGGAAAAGGATATGCTTATAATCATGAAGTAAGTATTGAAACAAAAGCAAAAATAGCAAAGAGTTCATCTAAATCTATGCAAAGTCTTGAAAGACGAAATCAAATAGCAGAAAAATTAAGAGGAAGAATATGGTCTGATGAACATGTAAAGAATCATTCTGAAATAATGTCTTCCCCAGAAATGAGAAAATACCTAAGAGAAAAAGCACTAGGGAGAATTACAACAGAAGAAACAAAACAAAAACTTAAAGAGCTTATGACAAATATGATCTGGATAAAGAAAGATGGTGTATGCCAAAGGGTTAAAGAAGATGAGTTACCACCCTTTCTTGCAGAGGGGTGGGTTCGTGGAAGAATTATTAAGAAGAGAAAACCCTGTACTCAAGAAACAAAAGACAAGATGTCAAAGTCTGGTAAAGAAAAGGTTTTTACTGATGTCCACAAAGAACATATGAGGGGCAAAGTTCATATACGAAAAGAGGGTGTTCATATTAAAGTTCCAAAAGAAGATCTTGAAAAGTGGTTGGGAGAAGGGTGGGAACGTGGAATGATAAAGAAAAAGACCGAAAGACATAACACCCCTGAGCACACTGCAAAGTTATGGGAAGGATATTATAAACATGTAGAAAATATTCGGGGACAAGATGGTTCTTGTAAAGGTTTGATATGGATTGAAAAGGAAGGAAAGAGAAAGAGAATCAAAATAGAAGATCTTAAGATGTGGGAAAAAGATGGTTGGAAAAGATGGGGAAGATTATAAAATCAAGAGAGCGTAGAGCATAAATATCTTTGTATGTTGAGTTAATTTTTAAGGAGGTATTCCCATGGTGTTTTCAGTTGCAGCCGTGAAAAATAGTTTCGCGCATCCGGCCCTCGCGTATAATTTCATCATAGAAGGAATTCCAAACGTTCCTTCTTTGAATGTGAAGGGTGCTCAGATTCCTGGAAAGCGGGTTGAGAACATTGTCATCAAGTTCCGTGGTCGTGATGTTCACTTCAATGGTAACATTGGTCGGTTCGACGATTTCAACATCACGGTCTTTGAGGACATCAGCTACACCGCTCGTACAATGCTTGAGCTGTGGCAGCAAATCATGGCCGACAACTCGACTGGCTTTGGTTTTGCGACTCCGGTCATCACAAAGAATCTGACGGTCTTCCTGCTTGCTCCTGGTACGGAACACGTCATTGCTGCATATGAACTGCACAATGCCTTCCCTCATACGATCGCCTCTGTCGACCTGGATTACGATTCGGTCGAACAGCCGCTTGCTTATCAGGTCAGCTTCGCGTATGACTTCTGGACCCGCAAGGACGTTCAGGGCTTCTCGTCGATCGACGACGTGAAAGCTGCGCTTGGTCTCGCGTAAGCGTA